CGACGGGCTCCAGGCCACGTCACCCGGACCCTTCGCCACCCAAACTTTTCGCCGCGTAACGGCGTGATCTCGAATTCGACTACGGAGGGTGTTGTGCCTGCACCGAAGGCCAAGCACGCCCTCAGCCCCAGGGCGAAGCCGAGGACCCAGGAGTTCGGGGTCGTAGCCCGCACGTCGCTTCATGACCCGCCGGCGTGTCCCGCCCGTCTGGCTGGCTTGGCTCCGCTCGGCTCGACGGTCGAGGCGTGGGATCGCCTGTGGCGGTCGGACGTGGTGTCGGTTGTCGACCTCGGGTCGGACATGGAGGCAGTGGTGCGGTGGGCGTCGCTGCTCGACGAGCGGGAGCGTGCGCTTCGGGCGTTCCGCCGGAAGCGGCTGGTGGAGGGCTCGCAGGGTCAGGCGGTCCTGAACCCGCTGTGGAACGTGGTGCGTGGCTGTGACGGTGAGCTGCGGGCGCTCGAGGACCGGATCGGGTTGTCGCCCAAGGCCCGGCTGCAGCTGGGGATCACTTACGCCGAGGCGGGGAAGTCGCTCGACGAGCTGAACCGGCTCATGGACGAGGAGGGCGATGCCGATGACGTCGACGACCCTCGTCTCCGAGCCATCGACGCCTCCGCTTCGTGACTCCCTGGGGGCTCGTTCGATCAGGTGGATCGAGCGGTTCATGGTCCACGGCGAGGGCGACCTCGATGGCCAGCGTGCCCGGTTGCGTGAGGACCAGAAGCTGTTCCTGTTCCAGTGGCAGGAGGTCGATGACGACGGCGGCTGGTGGTACGACGAGGGCTACTTCGAGGCTCCGTCGGGTGTGGGCAAGACCCAGGAGATGGCGTGGCTCGCTGCTGAGGCGTTCGCTGGTCCGACGTCGAAGGCGACGAAGGCTCCGCCGAACATCGTGGTGCAGGCGAACAGTCGGGAGCAGGCGGGGGAGAAGAAGGGCGACGATGTCGCGGAGGGGATCTTCGGGCGGGTCGCGCAGGTCTTGACGCATCGGAAGTGCCCGCTGCGGGATCACGTGTCGGTGCTGGAGGACCGGATCGTGTTCGCTGATGGCCGGCCGGGGCGGATCCGGTTGATCCCGGCGAAGGGGTCGACGACTGATGGCGGGTTGCCGACGCTGTACCTGGGTGACGAGGTCCAGGACTGGATGGGCCAGGCCTACGACGCGTACGTGCGGAACTCGAAGTCGACGACGAAGACCCGGATGGGACGGGTGCTCTCCGCATCGACACCGGGTGCGTACGCCGGGCAGGCGTGTGTGGGCTGGGACCTTCACCAGCGGGGCGAGCGGGGCGACGACCCGCGGTTCCTGTACCGCAAGCTCGCGGTCCCGGAGAACCTGAACTTCAAGGACGAGGCGGCGCTGAGGGCGGCGCTGGTGGCAGCCAACCCGGGTATCGAGCCCCGGCGTCTGGAGCGGCTGGTGCGCCGGGTGGGGCAGATCCCGTTGTCGCACTTCAAGCGCTTCCACGGTGGGCTGTGGGTCGAGGCCGACAAGGAGTCGTGGCTGCACGACTTCCCCGGTGCCTGGGAGGCTTGCGCTCAACCCGACCTGGTGATCCCGCCTGGCGCCGAGGTGACCGCCGGTGTGGACGTGGGGTTGAACAGGGATTCGATGTCGGTCGCCTGGTGCTGGAGGCACGAGGACTTGCGGGTGGTGCGGGCGAGGATCTGGGCCCCCGAACCGGACCGTGCCGTCGATGTGACCCAGGCGCGGGTGTTCATCCAGAACGAGCTGTCCCGGGATCACGAGGTGGTGTCGGTCGCGTACGACCCGAGACAGTTCGAGGAGTCGGCGTCGCTGCTCGAGGACGCCGGCGTGCCGATGTTGGAGACGCCGCAGGTGATCGAGCGTCTGGCCCCGGCCGACAGCCACCTGTTCACGCTGATCCTCGACAAGGCGGTGGCCCATGACGGCGATCACGACGTGGCGATGCAGGTGAACGCTGCGGTGAAGCGGGACACCGAGCGGGGCTGGTATCTGTCGAAGAACCGGTCGAAGCGTCATATGGACGCCTGCCGGGCGATCTCGCTCGCGGTCGCCGCGAGCGACCTGTGGCCCAAGCCGGACCGGACCGGGCCTGTCCCGTTGGTCGCCTGGCGGTGATCGTCATCATCCTCGCCGTCGCTGGGGCGGTGCTGTTCTCGGTCGGCGCAGGGGTCGAGTGGGGCGCGGGGGCAGGGCTGATGTACGCGGGCGTGTTCTGCGTCACCGGCGCCTGGATCACCGAGACGGTGCTGCGGAAACGGAAGGAGGCGCGGTGAGACTGTTCGAGCCCCTGATCAGCCGCACCGACGGGCCTCCGGCGGACCAGTACCCGGCGATGAGCTTCGACCAGTGGGTGCAGTTCACCGTCGGTGGGAACTCGTACCGGTTGCCGGTCGACACGACCCTGCCCGGCCAGCAGGCGGAGCCGATCGGGAACAGCTTCGAGGGTTACGCCGCTGGTGGGTTGTTCGGCAACGGTGTGATCTTCGGGCTCGTGTCGAAGCGGGTCGAGGTGTTCTCCCAGGCCCGGTTCCAGTTCCAGAACTTCAACAAGGGCCGGCCCTCCACGTTCTTCGGCGGCCCTGATCTGGGGATCCTGGAACGGCCGTGGCCGGGTGGGACGACCGCTGACCTGCTGGCGTTGATGCTGCTCCACGTCGACCTGGCCGGGAACTCCTACGTCACCACCCTCGACGGGCAGCTGGTGGTGATGCGTCCCGACTGGGTCGACATCTTGCTGCGGGAACGCATCTATGTGGATCCGTCGGGGGCGACGTCGGGGGTCGTCGGGTGGGAGAAGGCCGGGTACGCCTACTACCACGGCGGCAAGGGGCAGACGTCCCGGCCGGTGCTGTTCCTTCCCGACGAGGTCGCGCACTTCATCGACAAGCCCGACCCGCTCGCGTCGTACCGGGGGATGTCGTGGCTCACCCCTGTGGTCCGGGAGATTCAGACCGACAGTGAGCTGACCCGCTACAAGCTGCGGTACCTGGAGAACTCGGCGACCCCGAACCTCGCTGTGTCGTTGGCGAAGGAAGTCACCCCCGAGCAGTTCTCCAAGTTCGTCGAGCTGATGGACGCCAAGCACGAGGGTGTGGACAAGGCCGGCAAGACGCTCTACACGGGCGGCGGCGCCGATGTGACGGTGATCGGTGCGTCGCTCAAAGACCTCGACCTCAAGTCCGTGCAGGGCGCCGGTGAGACCCGTCTCGCCCAGGCGGCGGGGGTGCCGCCGGTGGTGGCGGACATGTCGGAGGGGATGCAGGGCTCGTCGCTGAACGCCGGGAACTTCGGGCAGGCCCGCCGCAAGTTCGCTGACACGACTCTCGCTCACCTGTGGGGCGCTGTTGCCGGGTCGCTCGAGGTCCTCGTTCCTGCGCCTCAGTCGGGCACCCGGCTGTGGACGGACTCCCGGGACATTCCGTTCCTCCACGAGGACCAGAAGGACCGAGCCGAGATCCTCGCCACGCAACTCAACGCGATCGAGGCCGGCGTGCGGGCTGGGTACGTGCCAGACACCGTCGTCGCAGCAGTGGACGCCAACGATCTGACCCTTCTCGAGCACACGGGCCTGTTCAGCGTCCAGCTCCAACCCCCGATGACCGAACAGCAGCAGGCCGACGCCACCGGGGACGTCGCCGCAGAACCGTCCCCAGACGACGAGGTGGCCGATGAGCCAGCAACTGTTTGAGCGCTCCTACCGGCTCGAGGACATCGCCATCCGGGCCGGCGGCGACGGGCGCACCGTGACCGCCTACGCGGCGGTGTTCGACACCCCGGCCGAGGTCCGGGACTTCGACGGTCACTACATGGAGACCATCACCCGTACCGCGTTCGACAAGACCCTCGCCGAACGTTCCTCACGGGTGCAGGTGTTCTACAACCACGGCAAGACCCTCTACGGGACCCCGTCGGAGCGGTTCTCGCTCCCCATCGGCGTCCCCGAGGAGATCCGGGCCGACGACCGCGGGCTCCTCACCGTCACCCGCTACAACCGCACCGAGCTCGCGGACGAGGTCCTCGAGGCGATCCGCAACGGCGACATCACCTCGCAGTCGTTCTCCGGCCGGATCTTCACCTCGAAGCGCCCGCCGGAGAAGCTGAACGGTCTCAAGCAGATCGTCCGCACCGAGTTGGGCCTGACCGAGTACGGCCCCACCCCGATCCCCTCCTACGACGATGCCGCCGTGGTCGGGGTCCGTTTCCAGCAGCTGGTCGAGTCGCTCGACCAGCTCGACGAGGAGCAGCGCCTCGAGGTGCTCTCCCGCTACGGCACGCTTCCCACGATCGAGGAAGCGCCGCCTGAGTCCGATGTCGCCGGAGCCGAACAGGCCACCACGACCGAGGACAGCGACTCGCCGGTCTCCGGGGACCACGTGTCGGGACCCAGCCACGCAGAGCGCCAACAGCGCATGCGTGCCCTCACTCTTCAAAGGAAGTTCACATGAACACCCTCGAAGAGGTTCTGGCCCGGCTCTCCGAGATCCGGACCGACCTCGAGAACATCGCCGCCATCGAAGGCGACCTGGACGAGGCCCAGCGCTCCGACTGGGACGCCCTCAACACCGAGTGGGACACCCTCGACGCCAAGCGCGTCGAGCTGGAGGGCCGGGCCGAGCGCCTCCGCGCCCTGCGCTCCACCAACCTCATGCCCGCCACCGGCGACGGCGCCGAAGGGGCCGACGTCGAGCGGTCACGCGTGACCGACGAGTTCAACGCCCAGCGGTCGACCACTGACGACATCTACGAGCTCGGCGAGCTGGCCACGATCTCGCGTTCGTCGGGCGCGTACGGCACCGCGGTCCGGGATCGGGCCATGCGCTCGATCGAGGACTGGGAGGGTGTCACCCCCGAGATGCAGGCGTCGGCCGAGCGGCTGATCGCCAACGCCGGCCGAGCCGCCCGCCGGGGCAAGCACGACCACGCGCAGGAGATCGCCGAGCACATCCTGCGCACGGCCCAACCCGACTACGTCGAGGGCTTCTACAACCTCCTGGAGTCCCCTCAACTCGGCGTGGCGGGCCTCGACATCGACCAGGCCAAGGCGTTCCGCGCCGCGATGAACGAGGGCACCACAACCCAGGGTGGGTTCATGGTGCCCCCGATGCTCGACCCGTCGATCATCCTGACCAACGCGGGGATCTCGAACCCGTTCCGGCAGCGGTCGACGATCAAGAGCATCACGACCCAGACCTGGAAGGGTGTCACCTCCGCCGGTGTCACCGCCGAGTGGACCGCTGAGGCGGCCGAGGCGGCCGACGCTTCGCCGACGGTCGCGCAGCCCTCGATCACCCCGGTCCGTGCCGACGCCTACGTGCAGGCCAGCTTCGAGATGGTCGAGGACACCTCGATCTCCGGTGAACTGGCGATGCTGTTCGCCGACGCCCGCGACCGGCTCGAAGGCACCGCGTTCGCTGTCGGCACCGGTTCGACCCAGCCTCACGGCATCGTGACCGAGCTGGGCCTCGTCACCGCTTCGCGGGTGTCGGCGAACACCAACGGCACCTACGGCGCCGTGGACGTGTACGCCGTCGACAACGCCCTGCCCCAGCGGTGGCGGGCCAACGCCACCTGGGTCGCGAACAAGTCGATCTACAACCTGACCCGCCAGTTCGCCTCGGGCTCGGGCCCGCAGCACGCGTTCTGGACGGACCTCGGTGGTGGTCGTCCGCCGATCCTGATCGGCTACGACGCCGACGAGTCCTCGGCGATGTTCAACGCCCCACTGTCCACGGCGACGGCGTCGAACGACGACATCCTGGTGCTGGGCGACTTCCGCCAGTACTACATCGTCGACCGGGTCGGCATGCAGGTCGCGTACAACCCGCTCGTGATCGGCTCCAACCGCCGGCCCACGGGCGAGGTCGGCTGGTTCGCGTTCTGGCGTGTCGGCGGTCGCACCGTCAACGCCGACGCGTTCCGCATGCTCCGCGTCTGACCCTCAGCTCGTCCCCAGCCCGCCGCGCCCCGGATCGCCGGCGGGCTGGGGACGGAACCTATCCGGGAGGTTCTGTTGCCCAACCCCACCAAACGCGCCAGCGACAAGGTCGTGGTCGCCTACGCAACCACAGGCACCCACGACCATCGCTTCACCGCGTCGCTGCTCGACCTGTGGCGCTTCGACGCCATCGGCGGACGCGTCGACGGGAAACGCGTCGGCGGCCACCACCGGATCCTCCGCGGCGGCGGCCGGTTCGAGCGGGTCGGTTCGTCGATCAGCCGGAACCGCAACCAGCTCGCGTCGCTGTTCCTCGAGGAGCACGACGCGCCGTGGCTGTTCACGGTCGACGACGACATGGACTTCGAGCCCGACATCGTCGAACAGCTCCTCGCCGCTGCTGATCCGGTCGAGCGGCCGGTGATGGGCGGGCTGTGCTTCCAGTACCGGTTCGACGACCCGGTGCGCAAGCTGTGGCCCACCCTGTTCGCGCACATCCCCGGGACCACGAAGCTCGCCCGGCTCCAGCAGTACCCGGCGGATTCGGTGATCCAGGTCGCGGCGACGGGCGCCGCGTGCATGCTCGTCCACCGGTCGGTGCTCGAGGCGATGGCCGCCAAGTTCCCGAAGCCGAGACCCTGGTACGACCGGACCCCGTTCTACGACCACGACGCCGACGGGAAGGCGATCCCCGAGACCGGCGACGAGTACTCCGAGGACATCACGTTCTGCCTGCGGGCCCAGGCGTGCGGCTTCCCGATCCACGTCCACACGGGAGCGAAGACCGGGCACGTGAAGTCGTTCGTCGCCGACGAGGAGCTGTTCATCAACGAGTCCGCGCAGCTCGCTGTGTCAACCCACTCCCCGGCGACGCAGGCCCCGACGTATGTGGTGGTGGCGTCGAAGTCCCGTCGGGGGATGCTCACCCGGCTCCTCGAGCAACTGAAGCCGCAGGTCGCGGGGTGCTTCGTGTACGACAACGGCTACACCCCGCCGTTGCGTGACTCGATCGAGGCGCACGGCTGGCCGTTGCACCGCATGTGGAACGACGGCCTCGCCCAAGCCGAGAAGGCCGCGGGCGGGAAACCCCACAACGTCCTGATCATCAACGACGACGTCGAGGTCGAAGGGCACTGCGCTGCGCTTCTCGACGGTGCGCTCCGAGCGAGCGACGACCACTGGGTCGCCTACCCGAACTGGCACGGCGCCGACATCCCCCTCGGCGCTGCGGTCGAGACCAGCAACCCGGAGATGGCCGGCCAGACCATGTCGGGCTGGTGCTTCATGCTCCGCGGGGAGACCGGTCTTCGCTTCGACGAGCAGTTCGAGTGGTGGTACGGCGACTCCGACCTACAGCGCAAGGTCGAGCAGGGCGGCGGGAAGGTCGTGTGCGTCGGTGGCTGCCACGCCATCCACCATGACCCGCTGCGGTCCACAGTCGACGACCCGGACCGTCTCGCTCAGGCGAGGGCCGACGAGGCCCGGTTCGCTGCCAAGTGGGGGATCGACCCCGAGACGCTGTGGCTCGCCCAGAACCTGGTGTCCGCATGATCGGCGTCGCGTTCATCTCCGACCGTGGCGCCACCTGCCCCGCCCTCCTGCCGGCGTGCTGCGACTCCCTCTACGAGCAGATCCCCGACGCCCCCCAGATCGGTCACGTCATCGACGACCGCGACCATCAGCTAGGCCTCGCCGGCGCCGTCCAAGCCGCGTGGACGTGGGCGCTCGACACCGGGGTCGACCACCTCCTGCACGTCGAGGAGGACTTCCTGTTCACCTCACCCGTGCGGCTCGCCGACCTGGTGTGGATCCTCGACCACGCCCCCCATCTCGCGCAGGTCGTCCTCAAGCGCCAGGCGTGGTCCGTCGAGGAGAAGCAGGCCGGCGGGATCATCGAGCTCAACCCTGACGTCTACACGCAGTGCGGGGGGATGCGTCACTCGACGTCGTGGGTGGAGCACACGAAGGTGTTCTCCCTCAACCCCTGCCTGATCCCTCGTCGTGTCCTCGAGTTGGGGTGGCCATCCGGTCCCCTGGGCGTGGGGAACGAGGCAGGGTTCACGCAACGGTGCCTCATCGAGGGCTACCGGTTCGCCTTCTACGGCCAGGCTGGTGACCCCCCGGTCGTCGAGCACGTCGGCCATCAGCGGGGCGAGGGGTGGCGGCTGTGATCGCCGTCCTCGGTGCCGGTCCCCACGGCCGCCAGCTCGCTTCGCTGCTTTATCCCGCCGCGCTCTACGACGACCTCCTCGACGGGTACGCACCGACCGTTGAGGGCGCCCGGAACCATCCGTGGGTGCTGGGCGCCGCGTGGCCCCACGTACGCCGCCAGATCGCCGCACAGTCGCTGTCTCGGTCCCCGAAGGACAACGGGATCGTGATCTTCCCCGGCGCCCGGATCGGGACCGACACGACGATCGGGACTCACACCCATGTCCTGTTCAACGCCGTCGTCTCCCACGGGTGCCGGGTGGGGGAGTTCGTCACCATCTGCGCCGGGGCGGTCCTCTCCGGCGACGTCCATGTCGGTGACGACGTGATCATCGGATCGAACGCGACGGTCATCCACGGCGGCATCACCATCGGTGCCGGTGCGGTGATCGGCGCCGGCGCCGTCGTGACCGGCGATATCGAGCCCGGCGAAGTTGTCGCCGGTGTCCCGGCGAGGCCGCTGTGACCTGGCGTGAAGTGGCCGATCAGGCGAAGGGGTGGCTGTTCCCCGACGAAGCCGAAGCCCTCCACGCTTTCGCGCTCCTGGCCGCCGAGTCCCTCCCGGGGCTGCCGCTCGTCGAGATCGGCGGGTACTGCGGCAAGTCCGCCTGCTGGATCGGCGCCGCCGCCCAGGAACACGGCACGGTTCTCTACTCGATCGACCACCACCGGGGGTCGCCGGAGATGGCCCCCGGACGGGAGTGCCACGACCCCGATCTGATCATCGACGGGGCACACGACTCGCTACCCCAGTTCCGGGCCACCATCCGCCAGGCCGGCCTCGACGACACCGTGATTCCCGTCGTCGGCCCGTCACAGACCGTCGGCGCCCACTGGGACACGGCGGTGTCGTTCCTGTTCGTCGACGGAGGGCACGACACCCGCACCGTCACCGGCGACTACAAGCTGTGGTCCCCCCACCTCGCGTCGGGTGGGGTGCTGGCGTTCCACGACACCACCGACCGCAGCATCGCCCCCCTCATGGACCAGGTTCGTGCCGACGGGTGGACCCTCACCGCCGAGATCGAGTCGCTGAAGGTGTTCCGGTGATCGTCGCGATCACGATGGTCCGCGACGAGATCGACATCCTCCCTTGGACCCTCGCCCACATGCTCGACCAGGTCGACTACGTGATCGTCGCCGACAACGGGTCGGTCGACGGGACCCGCGAGCACCTCGCGGACATGGCCGCCGCCTCACCGTCCCGGTTGCTTGTCCAGGACGACCCCGAGCCCGGCTACTACCAGGCCGACAAGATGACCCGCCTCGCCCACCAGGCCGGCGACATGGGCGCCACATGGGTCGTCCCGTTCGACGCCGACGAAGCATGGGACCTCCCCGACCTCGCCACGCTCGACGCGGACGTGATCACCGTCCGCCCGTGGTGGCACGTCCCCCACAACGACGACCCGGTCGACCCCAACCCCCTCGTCCGGATCCGGTGGCGGCTCTCGCAACGACAGGCCATGCCCAAGGTCGCGTTCCGCTACCACCCCCACGCCCAGCTCCACATGGGCAACCACGCCGTCAGGCGCCCGATCGGCTCGACGATCGCCGCCGCGGGGGAGATGCGGCACTATCCGTTCCGGTCCCTCGACCAGACCCGCAGGAAGGTCACCAACGGCGCCCAGGCGTACCGTGCCGCCCCCGACCTCGACGCCGGCTACGGCGCCCACTGGCGCCAGCTCGATTCCTTCGACGACGACGCGCTCGAAGCGTGGTGGCGGGACCTCCAAGCCCGGGCGACTGACCGTGCATGACCACGCCCGCCGCTGGGTCACCGCCCACGCTGCCCTCGGCCACGACGAGAACATCGCCGACATCGGCGGCCGGAACGTCAACGGGTCGATCCGCGATCTGTTCCCCACCGCCCGCGACTACGTCACCGTCGACCGGCTCGACGGTCCCGGCGTCGACGTCGTCGACGACTTCCTCGAATGGCAACCAGCCGCCATCTTCGGACTCGTGTTGCACCTGGAGGTCGCCGAGCACACTCCCGACTGGCGGGCCCACATCGCCAAGGCCGCCGAGATCCTCCGTCCCGGCGGGGCGCTGATCTGGACGTGCGCCGGTCCCGACCGGCTACCGCACTCCGCGATCGACGGCGGACCCCTACGCGACGGGGAGCACTACCAGAACATCCACCCCAGGGAACTCGCCGCCGAGCTGCGCAGCGCCTTCCCGTCCGTCGTGACCCAGGTCGGGATCGGCCACCCGCTCGCGCTGCGCCACGACCATCCCGACACACCCGTAGGCGACCTGTACGCGGTCGCCTGGACCGCCTGATCCGGAGGCGCACCCCATGTCCATCGCCGCTCTCGTCGTGTCCCTCCCGGAACGCCGCGGTCTGCTCTACGAGGCGATCGAGTCGATCTCCGACCAGACCCGCCAACCCGACCACCTCCTCATCGGCGTCGACTACGCCCACGTCGGAGAGGTCGCGAACCAGAACCGGCTCATCACCGCCGCCCTCGAGTCCGGCGCCGACTGGCTGGCGTTCCTCCACGACGACGACCTGTGGCTCCCCGACCACCTCGCCGCCGCCGAGAAGCACTTCGACACCGCCGACGTCATCGTCTCCCGGGTCACCACCATCGGCCGTCCCCAGTCGACCCTCGAACCCCAACACGACGACTTCGGCGACCTCCTCTACACCAACTGGTTCCCGCCCTCAGCGGTCGTCGTGCGGGCTGAGACGTTCGGCCGGTGGACCGACGGCGAAGCGCCCGCCGAACACCCCCAACTCCACTCGCGGACCCCGTGGATCGACTGGACCAACTGGCGGCGCCTCTACACCTCCGGCGCCCGGATGGTCCACACCAACCAGGCCACCTGCCTCTACCGCTTCGGCGACTGGGACAACGGCTCCTGGAGGTCGTAGATGACCATCACGAACGGCTACTGCACCCTCGCCGAGTTGCAGGACTGGTCCGACTTCGCGGTCCCGTCGCAGCAGAACAACCAGGAAGCCGTGGTCACTGCCGTGTCCCGGTGGATCGAGCAGTACACCCAACGCCACTTCTGGCAGGACGGCGATGATTCACCCGTCGCCAGGGTGTTCGACACCTGCGACCCCTACGTGGTCGACCTCGGGCCGTTCAACGACCTCGTGTCGATCACCGCCCTCAAGACCGACCAGGGCAACGACGGCACCTACGAGACCACCTGGGACACCACCGACTACCAGCCGGCACCGGTCAACACCACCGGGCCCGAGCAGCGCCCCTACACCCAGGTCCGTGCGGTCCTCGGCCGCACCTTCCCCAGCCCCGACCGGCGGGCCGGGCGGATCCAGATCACCGGGGTCTGGGGTTGGCCGGCGGTCCCCCAGGCCGTGACACAAGCGTGCCTCATCCAGACAGCCCGGGTCCTCAAGCGTCGCCAAGCCCCCGAAGGTGTCGTCGGGTTCGCCGACCTCGGCGTCGTCCGCATGCAACCACGCCTCGACGCCGACGTGCAGGCGCTCCTCGACCCCTACCGGCACCCCAACACCGCCGTCCTCGTCGGATGACCACCCTCACCCAGGTCATCGAAGCGCTCACCGCGAAGCTCGAAACGATCGGCGGGCTCAAAGGCTACGACTACGCCGCCGCCGCCGAGTTCCCCTCCGTCACCGTGATGCCCCCCGACATCAACTACCGGGAGACCATGGGCCGCGGGTGCATCGGACTCAACCTCGAACTGCTCCTGTTCGTGTCTGCCGCCGACGCCATGAAGGTCAAGGACCTCTACCCGTACATGGACTGGGAAGGCGACCAGTCGATCGTCAAGCTCATCGACGACGACATCGACCTCGGCTTCGACGACCTCAACTGCCACGTCGTCGCCGCCCGCCCCCTCGGTCTCGAAGAGGTCGCCCTCTACAGCGCTTACGGCGCCGCGTTCACCGTCCAGCTCTACGCGACGAACCCCAGCTAGGGAGGCCCCGTGGCGACCACCGCTCTCACCGACGTGTTCTCGTACGTCTCCGAGTACGACTTCACGTGCGACACCAACAACGCCATGCTCGACCTCGCCGCCGCCGAGCTCGACGCCACCACGTTCTGCTCGAGCGGGTGGACCACGAAGATCGCCGGGCTCAAGTCGGTCAAGTACGACATGGCCGGGTTCTGGCAGTCCGCCGCGAACCAGGCCGTCGACCCCCAAGCGTTCCCGAGGCTGGGGACGGTCGATGAGGTGTTCACCGTCGGCCCGGTCCGCACCGAAGCGACGGGGGTGACCTCGAGCGGCTGCTACTTGTTCAAGGCCGGGAAGTTCAGCTACGAGCAGTTCGGGCAGGTCGGGACGGTCGCCCCGTTCAAGCTGTCGTCGATGGGCACCAACGGGGTCGGTGTCCGTCGGGGCTGGCTCCTCAAGGCCAAGGGCTCGGTCTCCGCGACGGGACAGTTGGGTCAGACGTTCGACACCGCTCTCGGGTCCGCGTCGTCGACCCTGTACGCGACGGTCCACATCTTCACCGTCGGGACGACGATCACGATCCAGCTCCAGTCCGACGACAACACCGGGTTCACGACCCCCACGACCCTGGCGACGATCGGTCCGCTCACCGCTGTCGGCGGGACGTGGATGACCCCGGTGGCAGGGAACTCCGACCGCTACCTCCGTTTCAACGTTTCCGCCAACACCGGCACACATTCGGTCGCAGCGGCCCTGGCCACCTGAAGGAGAAGCAATGGCTGCTTTCGCTCTCACCAACGAGTACTTCGCGCTCAACGCCGTCGACATGTCGTCGTTCGTGAAGTCCGCGACCCTGACCCTCGACGCCGCCGCGTTGGACTCCACGGCGATGGGGGACTCGTGGACCGAGCAGACCCCCGGGCTCAAGTCCGGGACCCTCGCTCTCACGTTCAACGACGACTACGCGGCGACGACCGTCGATGACCGGCTGTTCCCGCTGTTCGGGACGGTCGTGACGTTCGAGGTCCGGCCGGTCGCCGGGATCGCCGTGTCGGCGACGAACCCCCGCTACACCGGGTCGGTGCTCGTCACCCAGCACACCATCGGCGGTGACGTCGGGTCGCTCGCAGCGAAGCAGCTGTCGTTCCCCACGTCGGGGACCGTCACCCGGGCCACCTCGACCTGACCCGCCGCTCCAAGATCCGGGATGGAGGACTTGATGGGTACATCCACGTCGGGCGCTCAGGTCGCCCGCAAGTTCATGCGGCTCGCCGAGGGGCTGTCGGACCAGAAGGTCCCGTTGAACCGCACCGCGCTCGAGGTGAAGCGGATCATGGAACGTTCCGCCGCGTCCGCTGGGGCGTTGGGGAACCGGCCGTCGGGGAAACGCAAGACGATCGGGGTCCGCTACAACCTGCGGAACCTCGCGGAGGGGTCGGGTGTGGCGATCGTGTCGTACACGGGCGCCGCTCACCTGCTCAACAACCCAACCTCGGAGCACTTCATCGCCCCGTCCGCGTACGGGTCGGTGGGTGCCCTGTCGGAGATCAGCCGCGGGCTGGGCGCGGTCACCGCGTTCGGCGGGTCGACCCGCGGGATGCTGTCGGCGGGGAAGGGCCGGCGGTTCCAGCTCTCCAAGTCCGGCAATCTGGTCCGCCGTAAGACCCGCGGTGGTGCGAGGGCGTTGACGATCGGCCCCGATCTCCGGGCCCACGCGTTCCACCCGGGCACCGCGGGCCAGGGGTTCTTCCAGGAAGCGAAGACTCGGGCTCTGGTGGTGGCGCCGAGGACCTACGCCCGGGCCGGGCTGACCGAGCCCCTCAAGCAGGCGTTCGCCGCGTGAGCACAGCGAAGCCGACGACCGACAAGGTCGTCACCGAGATCCTCGCCGGCCGACATGACGGCCGCCTCGTCGACATCGCCCAGGCGATCGAGCGGCGGGTCACGTCCGACGCCACCGGGTGGCTGTGGCGCATCACGCTCCCCGATGGTGAGGCGTGGGATTCCGAGACGGTCACGGTCGGGGAGCTGACGTTCGTCGAGCAGACCACCGGGGTGTCGTATCTGCTGATCGACCCGAACAAGTCGATGGCCCAGTTCCGGGCGCTGGTCACCGCCCACCACGTAGCCGCCGGGCTCGAACGCGACGCAGCGATCGCGAAAGCTTCGGCCCTCACCCAGTCCGAAGCGGTCAAGGCTGTTACCCACTACGAGGGCACCCTGGGAAAAGGATCAGGCTCGACCAGTTGATCAGCCTGTGCATCCAGGCGTGGCGCTGGCCGCCGACGGTCACCGCCGATCAGCCGGTCGGCCCGGTCGTGCGAGCCCTGATCCCGCTGCTCAAGGACTAGGGGAGTCTCGGCGCATCGAGGCTCCCACGGTCACGAGCACGAACCCAGCGACGGCCGATATGCCGGCCAGTCCGCTCGACCCTCCGCCGACGGCTACCGCCGCGGCGAGCATGAGCACGAACAGCCCCGCTGTCCGCAGGTTGACGCCGGTCTGCGTGAGCTGTGTCCGCCTCATATCGCCCTGCTGCTGATGCATCCGCCTGTTCATTAGGCCGACGGTAGCTGCCAACACACGCTATGTGCGTAGAGGAGGCGCCTCGATGGGCTTCACCGAGACTCTGCGGCTGCTGGTCGAGGCGGACGCGAAGGGCGCGATCTCCGAGGTCGAGAAGCTCGGGTCCACTGCCGAGCGGGAGGCCAACCGCTCGGAGAAGGCCCTGGACCGGTGGGGCAACCGGATGCAGTCGGTGGGCACCGGGATGATGGTCTTCGGTGCCGCCGCCCTGGTCGGGCTGAAGTCGGCGGGTGACGCGGCCAGTGATCTGAACGAGGTGGCGTCGAAGTCGGCGACCGTGTTCGGCGAGGCCGCTGGTGAGGTTGACGAGTTCGCGTCGAACGCTGCGGACATCGGTCTGTCGAAGCGTGCTGCTCTCGAGGCGGCGTCGGGGTTCGGGAACCTCTTCGATCAGCTGGGGTTCGCTAACGAGGCGTCGGCGGACATGTCGATGTCGTTGACGCAGCTCGCGTCGGACTTCGCGTCGTTCCACAACGCGGACATCACCGAGGTGATCGAGGCGCAGACGGCTGCGTTTCGGGGCGAGTACGACTCGCTGCAGCGGTTCGTGCCGACGATCAACGCGGCTGCGGTGCAGCAGCAGGCGATGGCCGAGACCGGCAAGGACAACGCCGACGCCCTCACTGAGGCCGAGAAGGCCGCGGCGACCTACACGTTGATGATCGAGGGCGCCGGCGCGGCGACGGGTGACTTCGCCCGGACCGGTGACTCCGCTGCGAATCAGCAGCGGAAGCTGAACGCCAACTGGGAGAACCTCAAGGCGCAGCTCGGCCAGGGTGTCCTGCCCGCGATGCAGACGATGCTGGGTGTCACCAATGACGTCGTGGGCGGCCTGTCCGACCTCAACGCGGTGACCGACGGAACGCTCGGGAAGATCGCCACCTTCGGTGCCGTCGGGCTCGTCGCCGCCGGTGGCGTGTCGACCCTGGTCGGCAAGGTCATCACCATGCGGGAGAACTTCAAGACCGCATGGGACGCGGTCCAGAAGCTGAGGGGCGGGATGAGCGGTCTCTCCGGATCCGCCACCCGGGCCGGCCTCGCTTTCGGCGCCCTGGCGATCGTCGGCCAGACGATCGACGAGATCTCCGGGGGGATCGAGCACATCGACCTCGCGAAATTGGAGAACGATCTGCTGCGGCTCGGTGAGACCGGGCGAGCGTCGGGCGACCTACTCGCTGCCGCGGGTGGAGATCTCGACAAGCTCCGCGATGCCATCGAGATGATCGCGGCGCCGTCGACCGCCACCCAGGTCAAGAACGTGATGGAAGAGATCTCGACTGGCGGCGGACTCCTGGGCGAGACCGGTCACGACCTCGAAGAGGCAAAGGCCCTCGTCGACGACTTCGATAAGGCCCTCGCCCAACTTGCCACCCGCGACCCCCAGCTTGCTGCTGACGCGCTCAAGCAGCTGACCGACCAGATGAACCCGGAGGAAGCCGGCCGGTTCGTCGGGCTCCTCGACGACTACGACTCGGCGCTCGCCGAGATCGATACGACTGAGGCGACGTCGGGGACCGATGAGCTCGGCGGCGCTATGGGCGAACAGTCCGAAGAGACCGCCGCTGCCGAGGACGCCCTGAAGGACTACCAGGACCAGCTGAAGGGGATGTTCGACCCGCTGTTCGCTATGTCCGACGCGTTGGACAAGAACAGCGAGGCGCACGCCAACCTCCAGGCCAAGCAGCTCGAAGCGTTCGTGGCGCAGGATGAGTACAACGAGGCGGTCCGCCGGTACGGCGAGAACTCTGACGCTGCCCGGGACGCGGCGGCGAACAACATGGAGGCCCAGGAAGCGCTCGCTGATGCGCAGCGCGACGCCCGCAACGCGGTGATCGATCTCGACTCTGCGGCGGCTGACCTGCGGTTCGAGATGGACGAGAACGGGCTGACCGCCGAGCAGGCCCGGGCCCGGTTCGTGGAGATGGCCACCCAGATGGGCTACACGGAAGCCCAGGCGAACCAGCTGGCCGACGAGTTCGGGTTCGTGACCCGCAAGGCCCAGGAGGTCGGCCGGCAGCATCCCCGCCCGACGATCAGTGCCAGGGACCTCGCCACGGGGGTCATCAACTCGGTGGGCGCCGGGCTGGGGGCGATCGACGGGCGCTCGGCGACGGTCACGATCAACGCCAACACGATCATCCGGTCCGTGGTCGAGGGCTTCGGGTTCGGTGGTGGCCGAGCGCGTGGCGGCTCGGTGTCGGGGTCCAAGTTCTACGAGGTGGTCGAGGACGGCGCACCGGAGCTGTTCAAGACCGGGGGCCGGACCTTCATGATCCCCGGCGCTGACGGTGAAGTCGTCCCGACCTCCGACGTGTCGCTCGGCTCGGGCGTCGGGATGGGCGGGACGACGATCATCAACCACGTCCACGTCGCCGGGTCGGTGCTTTCCGACCGGGACCTGGTGCAGACGATCAACCGGCTCACCGCCCGGGGCAGGGGGCTCAACTAGGTGGCGACCCCGGCGCTTCCGATCACCGGACTGATCGAGGCCGCGCTGGGCGCGGACCTCGACGGCGATGAGCGCACCTGGACCTACACGGCACTCACCCGCTCGGGGAAGACAAGGCTGCTCGACCGGACCTCGGCGGTGATCACCCGCGGCCAGGCCGACGAGCGCAACGGGATCGAACCGGCCACGTTCAGTGCGCTGCTCGACAACCGCGACGGCGAGCTCACCCCCGGACGCGCGACGTCGACGCTCTACCCGTTCTTCGACCTGGGCTGCCAGATCCGCTACAGCCTGACCAACGTCGGGGTTCCGCACCTGCTCACGACCGGGGCGGCGACGTCGCGGGCGGGGACCGTCGACCACGCCGACTTCCCCACCGGCGACTGGTTCGTCGGCGTCGAGGTCGAAGCGCCGTTCTACTTCCCGCCCACCGGGTCCGCGTACGAGATCGCCGGGAAGTTCAACGTCACCGGCGGGCAACGATCGCTGCTGCTCTACATGCTCGACGATGGGACGCTTCGGATCCGGTCGTCGCCCGACGGGACCGCCGAGGTCAACAACGCCTCGACGATCCCACTGCCTCGACCCATCGCCGGGACGTTTGCGTTCGCCACCTGGTACGACGTCGCCAACGGCGGCAACCGGGTCATGACGGTCTACGCCGCACGCACGCTCGACGCGATCCTGGCCGACCCGGCCGGCACGGTCCACGAGACCGTCACCACCGCCGGGACCACCTCGGTGTTCAACAGCACCGCGACCTTCGACGTCGGCGACGTGACCGGGTCGGGGTTCGCGCCGTTCCCCGGCCACTACCGCCGCGTCGAGGTGCGGGCCGGCGACTCCACCGGCACGGTCGTGACGAACCCCGACTTCACCATCCAGACCCCCGGTGCGACCAGCTTCGCCGACACGGCCCCCAACCCCAAGACCTGGACCGTCGGCGCCCTCGGGCTGATCGAGCGCAAGCAGGTCCGGTTCGTCGGCCAGATCACCTCCATCACCCCCGAGTGGCCCGACGGTGACGGCGCCGAGACCGCAGCGGTCAAGATCGAGGCGTCGGGTGAGCTGGAGCGGTTCCAGCGCGACGAGACCCCGCTGCGCTCCGCGATCTACCGGACCGTCACCGCCCCCCGTTACGCCGCCAACATCCACGACTACTTCCCGCTCGAGGACGGACGGGACGCCACCTCGGCGTTCGCGGCGATCGGCGGCGGCCCGGGCGGGGTGGCCATGAACCTCGCGTCGGACGACTCGCTGGTGTCGTCGGGTCCGCTCCCGTCGATCGGGGGTGGCCAGCCCTACGGCTGGAACCTCACCCTGTCGGGGACAGCCCCGACGTCGGGCTGGTCGGCGCACTGGTTCCTGAACCTCGCGACGGTCCCGGCCGGTGGCGAGTTCCTCGACCAGCGCCTCGACACGACCGGCGGGACGACCACGCAGTGGATCGTCCGCATGGACTCCGGCGGTTACACGCTCTACGCCAAGGACGAAGCCGAGACCAACGTGCTGGTCGACCCGATCGCCCTCGGCTCCGACGTCTACGGCGACTGGCTGATGGTCACGCTGACGGTCGCCCAGGACGGCGCCGACATCGACTACGGGGTCACGTTCACCCACCTCGGCGGTGGCGGGGGCGGCGCGGGCGGGACCCTGGCCGGCTACACCCTCGGCTCACCGGTCCGTGCCCGGAGCCTCGACGACCAGGCGCCCAGCGACGGGTTCTCGTGGGGGCACCTGGTGATCTCCTCCGGGCTCACCACCAGCTTCCTGGTCCCGGCGGACACCGGCTACCTCGGCGAGACCGCAGCAGCGAGGATCGCCCGGCTCTGCGACGAGGCCGGCATCCCCTACGTGGTCGAAGGCGACGACTCGGCGCCGGTGGGCCCACAGCGGCCGGTGAAGCTCACCCAGCTCCTCACCGACGCCGCCGAAGCGGACGGCGGGGTGCTCGTCGAACTGCCCAACACCCGGGGGATCGGCTACCGCACCCGGGCGTCGCTCCTCAACCAGACCCCGGTCTTCGCGGTCGCCGCCGACCTGAACCTCGGGCTCGACCTGAAACCGGTCCGGGACAACCAGCGGACGGTCAACGACTTCACCGCCTCCCGCACCGACGGGTCGAGCTTCCACGCCACCGACCCCGACCACATCGCCAAGATGCGCCGCTACCCCGACGGCACCGAGGTCAACGTCGCCTACGACTGGCAGCTCCCCTACGTCGCCGGCCGGCACCTCGCCGCGGGGACCGTCGCCGAGCTCCGCTACCCGCGGGTCCCCGTCAACCTGGTCGCCGACTCGGCGATGCACGACGCGTGGCTGGGCGCCGGCCCGGGCGACATCTTCGAGATCACCGGTCTCGCCGCCGGGACCCACCCCGCAGCGACGGTGCCGCTCATCTTGGAGGGGAGCACCGAGACGATCTCGTCGACGGGCTGGGACCTCGGGCTCGACAACAGCCCCGGCTCCCTGTGGGACGCCGGCGTGGTCGACGAGGACCGGGCCGACACCGCTGGCTCCGAGCTCGCCGTCGCGATCGACGACAACGACACGTCCCTGTCGGTGGCGACCACCGTGTGGCCGCCGTGGCGGTCCGTTGCAGGGGGCGCGTCGCTGCCTTTTGGTATCGCCGCCGGTGGCGAGGAGATGTCGGTCACCGACCTCGACGACATCGTCGCCACGTTCGGTGCCGTCGGCACGGCCAGCCACGCCGTCAACGCGTCGGTCACCCCCGGCGCCCCCGCGAGCGTGGCCGCGGGGAACCTGCTGATCCTGTTCGCCGCGATCCGCAACACCGGCGCCGGGACAGTCAACACCCCATCGGGCTGGGAGCGGTGGCCGGTGTTCACCGAGACCGACAACGTCGCCGTGTTCGCCCGGATCGCCCAGTCGGGTGGCGAGGCCATGCCGACCGTGACATTCAGCGGGGGCATCGCCAACGCCGACACCACCGCGCAGGTCGCCCGGTTCGCCGGCACCTACCACGACGTGACCAACCTTCCCGTGCGCTGGGGCCGCTACATCTCGCTCTCAGCGCAAGACATCGCCTACCCCGCCACCAAGGTCCCCTACGACGACTCGGTGGCGATGTACTTCGGATGGAAGCAAGACGACTGGACCAGCGTGGCCAGCCCGGGGACCGAGATCGGCGAGCCCGACACGACGACCGGCGACGATCAGGGCCTGGTGTGGGGCTACACCATCCAGACCACCGCCACCGACATCGCCGCCGGGTCGTTCGTCGTCACCGGGGGGGCCGCAGCGGTCACGGTCGGCGGGGTGCTCGTGTTCCACCCCGACGTGCAGACCTTCACCGTCACGCGCTCGGCCAATGGCGTCACCAAGTCCCACGCCGCCGGCACCGCCGTCGCGCTCGCCGACCCCATGACCGCGGCCTGAGGAGGAACCGTGCCCATCCTGTCCGGTGACATCGTCACCGCCGCGACCCTCAACCGGCTGCAGACCAAGAGCTACCACGCCGACGCCACGTCGGCGGTGGGCCCGTCGGTGACCGACACCGACGTGCCCGGCGCGACGATCACGTTCAACACCGAGACCGACGGCGCCACGTTCGTCGCGACCGGCGACTACGACTTCGACTACTCGGGCGCCGCGACGGCGCTCGAGCAGGGAAAGCTCGTCGTCGACGGCGCCATCCAGGCCGGCACAGCGAACTGCCAGGACAACAGCTCAGGTGCCAACGACCGCCGCACCCACTCCCGGACATGGCACGGGACGCTCGCCACCGCGGGGTCCCACACGATCAAGCTGACCGTCACCCTCGGGTCGGGCATCACGGTCAACGCCACCCACACCGGCATCACGGTGCGGATCGACGAGGTGGTCTGATGCCCACTGTCTCGGAGAACGTCGACCTCCCAGGCAGTGTCGACCCCACCCGCTGTGTCGTCGAGCTCCAGCTCTACCAGGCCGACAACACGCCCCTGCTCGAGGCGCGGCGCACATCGGACGGAGCGACGATCGCCGGCCGCCGGGTCGTCGCCCTCGACGCGACCGGATCGTGGTCGCAGGTTCTCGACGGGAACGCCGGGCTCACCCCATCGGGCACGGTGTGGGGCCGGCGGCTGAGCGCCCCGAGCGTCGGGCCCACCCTCTCCTACGCGACCGTGCCGACCTCGGGCGGGCCGTTCAGCTGGAAGGCGATCGAGACCGACCCGCCCGGAGCACTCACGTCCTCGGCGCTCGAGGTCGGGCTGGCGACCAAGGTCGACCGGGACGGCGACACCATGACCGGCCCACTCGTCGTCAACGCCGACGTCACGATCACCGGCGAGATCCTCACCGGTGCCCTCCCGAACCCGGCCACGTTCGGTGGGATCGAGCGCGAGGGCCGGGTGTGGACGTCGGGGATGATGACCAGCCCGACGGCGGTCATGAACTTCGGGGACGGATTCCCCCGGGTCAACATGCCCGCCGACGTCACGACCGACGTCTACACGATCTTCGAGGTGGAGGAGTGGTGGCTCGACTCGACGATCGGCGTCTACTTCGAGTGGTGCAATGACCATTCGGCGACCGGTGACGTGCGGTTCGACTGCCAGATCAAGGAGTGCGACATCGCCACCGAAACACTCGCCGCTGCGGGTGTGATCGCCACGAGGACGTTCACGGCGACGACCTTGGCGGCGAACACGCCGACGACGAGCATCGTGGGCTCGGTAGCCAACGGGAACCCGATCACGTTCGACCCGGGCCTGTTCGCCAGCTTCTACGTGCTGCGCATCTCCCGTCTCGGCGCGGATGCGGCCGACACGCTCCCGGGACCGGTCGGGTTGATCGCCGCGTCGATGACGAGGGGGCAGTGACATGACGGTCTCACTGGCCGGACCGGCTACCGGTTCGACGCTCACGGGTCACGACGCCCTCTACGTCTATCCGGCAGACATGCAGCACAACGGCACGCTGATATCTGGGAGCGGAGCGGACACGGGGCTCCCGCGGATAACTCTCGCTGACGCCGCGACACAGCGGGTCAAGTGGGTGTGGGCCATCCCCGTCCGGTGGGCGGCCATCGCCGTGCGCTGGTCGGCCATCCCCGAGGTCGGCACCGGCGGAAACGTCAAATGGCAGTTCGCGTACAAGCTCATCCACCTCGGCGAGGGCAACGTCGACGGTGCTGTCACCACCGTGTCGATAGCGGCGCAGGACGCGACGGGCGCCGCCGACTGGAAGTACCTGACCCCCTCGGAGGTCGCGTCGATCGACACACCGGCCGGCTTCTTCGGCGACGCCCCGTTCATGTTGTGCTCGCTGTCCCGCCTCGGAGCCGACGGTACCGACACCCTGGCCGGCGGTGTGTCGGTGGGCGTGGCGACAGCGACCAGAGCAGACCTTTGAGGACACCCCCCGATGGCGAGGAACCGATGACCCACGAGCACACCCCCGGTGGCGAAGCCGACGGCGGACCGGAGAACGACGACGCGCTCCCCGACGCCCGGTCTATCCCTGTCGCGGAGGGGCCCGACGACCTCGACCCCGTCGAGCACCCCGACGAGTGGGAGGGCTGATGGCGCGCATCGTCATCCAGGCCGGCCACTACCCCCGCACCTCCGGGGCCACAGGCACGGGCGGCCGTGACGGCGACCCGACCGAGCAGGAGTTCAACATCGCCGCCGCGAGGGCCTGCGCTCGCCGGCTCGCCGAGGTCGGCCACCAAGGCGTGGTGATCAACGCCGACGTGCCCGACGCCAGCTACCGCGGCGACGCGTTCGTGGCGATCCACTGCGACGGCTCGACGAGCTCGTCGGCACGTGGCGCGTCTGTCGGGTACCGCACCGCCGAGGGCCAGGCGTTCGCTGGGGCGTTCAAGCGGGCGTACCAGGCCGCGGGCTGGTCGGGTGGGTGGCGGCCGGACAACTACACCGCCGCGCTCGCCGGGTACTACGGCACCAAGCGGGCCGTCGCCCAGGGTGTCCGGCGGGCGTTCGTCGCCGAGGCCGGGTTCCTCACCAACCCCGCCGACGAGGCCCAGCTCTCGCTGCCGGGCGGACCCGACCGGTTCGCCCGTGCTCTCACCGCCGCGGTCGTCGCGACCTTCGGCGTGCCCCACCAGGAGGACGACTTCGACATGACCCCAGCCGAGCGCACCAAGCTCATCGACGACATCGCCAAGAAGGTCCACCAGCGCCTCGACGCCGAGGGCTTCGACCCCGCCACGGCCCGCGGGTCGGTGATCCGCAAGGCCACCGTGGGGCTCGTCGCCCAGGGGATCGACGCTCAGCTCGAAGAAGACGGGGAGCTGCACGCGCGTCTCGCCCGGCTCGAGGCCAAGATCGACGCTCTCGCGGGTCCCGATGCCAGCCCCACGGTGTGAGGCCCCGGCCGGTGAGATGTGAACTGGGATCGCCTGGCGGCAGCGTGGCCGCTCCTGCGCGACGTGGCGTGCGTGGTGGTCGCCCTCGGCGGGCTGATCTACGAGGCCACCCGCAGCGGCGACGTGCGCCCCGAGCTGATCCTCGCATGGGTCGGTCTGCTGGGGTCGCCGGTGTTCCTGCGCAAGGACGCCCAGGAACGCGACGAGCCCGAGGCCCGGGAGGCTGACCGGTGATCCTGGCCCGGAACCGGTACCTCATCGCCTGGTGGGCGGCCGTCCTCTACGGGATCGCGGTGGTGGCGTGGCGGTGAACCGTCTCGCCACGTGGGTGCGGGCCCGCCTGGCGTGGCTGCGGTTCGCTGCGTGGGTCGGTGCGGTCGGCACCGCCGCCCTGCTGTTCCGCAACGACCAGGACCAGGACACCGAACGCTGCCAGGCCCGCAACGACTCGATCCGGGTGGCGGCGCTGACTGTCGCCGGCTGGCTGGTCGACCAGTCCCCTGACGCCCCGCCCGCCCGGGTCGAAGCCGCGCTCGCTGACCTGAACGAGCGGCTCGATGCCGCCGACCTCGACTGCACGTGACGGACAACGAGGAGGACAACATGCGTGAGCTGATCTCCCGGGCCGGTGCCCGGATCGGCAACTGGAACGACCGACGGTTCCCCTACGCCAGCGAGAACGCCGACACCTACCGTCGGTGGAAGCGGGTGGACCGGATCGTGAGCTGGCTCTACACACTGCCCGACCGGCGCCGGGGTGACGGGCTGTTCAGGAAGATCGGGGCGGCGTGATGTTCTGGACCAAGGTTCGTGTGCTGCTGGCCGCGCTGCCGGCGCAGCTCGCTGCGGTCCAGTCGCTGCTGACCGTGTTGGCGGTGGAGGTGATCCCGTTGCTGCCCGAGCACCTGGCCGTCCGTGCCGGCGCGATCGTCGCTGTCGCTGCCGGGTGGATCGCCACCGCAGCCGCCGTGGTGTCCCGTGTGACCCCGGTGTCGCCGGCGAGACAGGGACTGCTACCCCCGCCGTAGACCCCCCCCAGCGGCGTTCGCCCCCGGCCTCAGGGTCGGGGGCGTTCGTCGTTTTCTACCTAAGGGCCTGGTTCGGCGGATCCTCGCGAGGAACCCGGCGGCCGGGTGCCGAAGAGGCGTTGGGCGTTCTCCACCGGGTCGCCCGGGTGGGCCATGACCCACTCGACCGCTCGACGGTGAGGGCACCTATCGTCATGGGTGACCGGTTCGCTGACCGACTCGCCCGTGCAGAGGGTGCAGTACGGGTCGCCCGACGTCTCGCCGGCGGCGATCGGGTACTGGGCGGCCAGGTCCCGGACGATGGCCTCCAGCGGGCCGAGCCGCTCGACCTCGGCCTCTAGCCAGCGCTGCTGCTCCACCCTCATCGGTCTGTCTCCGGGGCTTGGAGGCTCCGCAGGTAGGTCAGCTCATCTGCGGTGAGGTGGTCGAGGTGCATGTCGAGCACCCCGCCGTCGAGGTCCGCGTACCACTGCATGCCGTTGTGCTCGGCCGCCGGCTCGTTGACCAGCTTGCGCAGGATGGCCTCCTGCCGCTCGACGACGTCGGCGGCCTCGACTAGCAGCGAGGCGGGGCTGTCGGGGCCGAACGTCTTGCCGGGGGCGTCCCACCACCACGGCTGGTCGTCCCAGTCGGCGGCGCCGCGCAGTCGACTCGGCAGGTCGCTCATCGGTCTGTTGCCCCGGCGGGATCGGCGGCAGGCCAGAGGGTGACCGTTGCCTCGTAGCGGCCGATCACGGGCGCCACCTGCACGCTGATCGTGTGGTTGATGTCGCTGCGGATGAACCGCCGCACCACTGCGTCGACGTCCTCGACGTCGAGGACGTCGGGTGCCGGGCCCTTGATGGTCATGGTCACCGACGTCAGCTCGTCGTAGCTGCCCATCACTCCGCCTCCGTGGTGTTGGTGCCCCCGGGGGATACGGCGGTCATGCTGCGACGGTCCCGACATCGATGCCCTCGGCGTCGAACCCTTCGGCAGCGGTGGCGACCTTGTGCTTGCGGGCCAGCTCCAGTCCGCAGCGCATCGCGAGCGCCCGGTCCGAGAGGGTCCCGGCCTTCACCTCCATCTCGTCGATCAGCATGACGAGCGCCCCGAGGTCGACGTGCAGCCACAGGCTCATCTGCTGGGCGCCGTCCTTGCGCCGCAGCGAGTACGCGGACGGCATCGTGACCGTGCCCTCGGGCGCGGGGATGGTGACGACCGTGTTCTTGAGCCGGCGCGAGATCGCCTTGCGGTGCCCGACCGCCTCGGCGGCGTCGCGGACGCTCGCCGCCCACATCTGACCGCCGGCTTCGAGCGCCGCGAGCTCGTCCTGACGACGACCCGCGGCGGCAACATGATCGACCCGCCCGTCAGGCAGCCGGCACCGGGCGATCGCCTCGTCCTCGATGGCACGGACGATCTCCTGCTCGACCCGTCCGAGCCGGCTCACGACTCCACCACCTTCAGGTGGCGCCGACCCTGGCGGAACGAGGACAGCCAGGCGACGATCTCGTCGACCTTCTCCATGGTCAGGTCCGAATGGGGATGACGCTGGGCGCCGTCCCACGCGACCTCCGGGTCGATGTCCTTGAGCGTCCGCCACACCTCGCGCAGCGCCTTCGAGACGTCCCGGTAGGCGGGCCCGTTGGTCAGCTCGGGCACGTTCTCGGCCAAGTGCTGGCCGACCGCATCGAGGTCCGGGTCGGCCTCGTTGGCGATCTCGCCGGCCTGCGGGTCGACGCCAACGAGAGGGGCTTCTCGCGCCAGGGCAGGGCGTCGCGTCGGCTCGGGGCGCGTGGCAGGACGGGCCTTGCCGTCGAGGCCTCGCACCGTCTCGGGCTGCTTCAACTGTCCGGCTCCGGACAGTTGGGTGAGGTCGTCCTGGATCGTCGACTTCGAGACACCGAGGGCGCCACCGATCGCTCGGACGCTGTGCCCCTCGCTCCGCAGGTCGGCGACGACCTCTCGCCGCTGGTCGAGCGGTAGCTGACGTCTGTCCTCGTTGAGGGTGCGGGCCAGCTCAAGCGCCTCGTCCTCGCTGCGGACCCGGCGCACTTCGATCTTGGGGCGCTGGCCCAGCTCTTGGGCGATGCGCTGCCGATGGTGGCCGTCGATGACCCGGCCGGCCTGGTCGGTGACGATCGGGTAGATCACACCCCACCGGCGGATGCTGGATCGGAGCGCCGCTTCGACGGCAGGTTCGAGGTCGGGATAGAGCTGGTAGCTCACGACGCGACCTCTTCGACAAACAGGTCGCCGGGTTCGATGTCGAGCCGGTCGGCGAGCCTCGACAGGATCTCGACGGTGGGGCCGTTCATCCCGCGCTCGTAGTTGATGATGCTGTTGAAGCTGCGCCCGATGTCGAGGGCGAGCTGCTCTCGGGAGACGCCTGCACGTTCGCGTGCGGCTCGGAGAGCGGGGCCGGAGAAACGCTGCATCGCGTACCTCTGATTCCTGTTCAGGTTCCGCCCTGCCTATGTGACCTCCGCCGGTAGTCACACTACTACAGCGAACGTGGGTTCGGCGTCAGCGCTTTCGCCGCTGTTCCTCGGCCGCTTCCTCGATCGCTACCTCAGCCTCGATCGCAGCTTCGAGCCACGCCTTGAACGTGACCCCCTTGCGTGCCGCCGCGGCCTTGGCCCGGCGGTGCAGCTCGTCGTCGATCACGTAGGCGATGTGCCCCACGTCCGGTGGTCTATCGGCGGATCGCACCGCGAGCGAGTATCGCACTGCTCACACCGCGAACAGTGCGGGCACTGTGATGGCGAGGTACCGTCGCCAGAACGATCAGTGCCCCGGCCGGCGCCGAACACGCTGACCGGGGCTGACCACCCCGGGAGGTGGCCATGCCCAAACCCTACGAGCCCCCGTCCGACGCCGAGACCGAAGCGCAGCTCCTCGACCAGCTCCCCCGCATCCGGGCGAAGGTCGACCGGCTCGACCAGTTCGCCGACGCCGACTGCATGCAGGCCGCCCACGACCTGTACGTGTCCCTCCGCGAGACCCTGGGGTTGTCGTGACCGGGCCCGTCGACCTTGTCCACCGGGCCACCCGGGCCCAGGGCTGGCGCTACGACGGCGACGCCGACCGCGAGCAGCTGTTCAAGTGGGTGATCTCCGCCGGCGGCGAAGCGGCGACCACGCATGACGGGCTGCTGGTGAAGACCCCGGTGAAGTGGGCGCCCGTCCAACCCGGCTGGTGGGTCGTCCGCGGGGTGATCGGCCAGTTCTTCGTGATCCAACCCGAGGTGTACACCGGCTCCTACGACCGGGCCGAGCCGCTCGGGTTCGGGGCCGACCTGTCCCTGTCGGACGGTCAGGTCCGGGCGTTGCGCACCGCCGCCCACGAGACCGCGGATGTGCGCAAGCTCCGCGAGATCGTCGACCAGATCGCCGCCGCTGCGCTCGAGCGCGGGTGAGAGGATGGACGGGTGGTGAAGCGCCGGATCGTGGACGGCTTGGAGTGGGCGTGCACCCTGTCGCACCCGCTCTTGCATCGGCGCCCGTTCCTGTGGTGCGGCCGGGTCTGTTGGCTCTCGTTGTGGTCCTACAGCCTCGACCAGCGCTGGCACACCGGCCGCTGGGTCGAGAACGTCACACCCCGCTCGTAGGCTGTCCCCCAGCACAGATGGTGCCGTGAGCCGACGCCACAACGCCCGCCGCCTCGACGGACACGCCCGTCGTGGACGGGTGGCCGAGCTGGGCGGGCGCGACGGCTGGGCCTGCCACTACTGCGGGATCGGTCTCGCTCCCGGCCGGCGGTCGACGACGATCGATGAGGTGCGTCCACTCGTCCGCGGTGGCCACCCGAGCGCCGACAACCAGGTGCTCGCCTGCTCGCCTTGCAATCAGCGCAAGGCCGACATGACCGCCGAGGAGTTCGCCCACGTGCTCGCTCGGGGCGGCCCGCCCGCGTCGTACTTCGCATGGCGCCGTGAGCTGAAGCAACGCCAGCGACGGCTCGCTGTCACACCCGGCTCGTAGGCTGCCACTGGTCGTGCAGCCACGGCGCGGTCGGCTACCAACCGGGGGCCGACCGCGCCGTGACGCAGGCGTTGGCTCACACGTTGGGCTCACATCGGGCCTCCCGGCCCTGGTCAGAGCGTTTTCAGCGGAAGGTATGGGATTCCCCCAACCAGCCCTCGCACACGGGTTGAGCAGCCATAACGACCCATAGGAGACCATCGCAACCTATGGTCTATGGCTCACGTTGGCTCACACGGACAGGGGCAGGCGGATGGCCTCCAAGACACGCGGCAAGGGCGAAGGCTCGGTCTACCAACGGGCCGACGGGTACTGGGTCGGACAGGTCGACCTCGGCCGCGACGCCAACGGCCGGCGACGACGGCCCAGGGTGGTGCGCAAACGCAAGGACGACGTCCTGGCCGAGCTCGGCCGCCTCGCCGCGGGCACCGCGGTGGACCGCAACACCACCGTCGCCGCGTACCTCGAGTTCTGGCTGACCCAGGTCGCGGCGACCCAGGTGGGCACGTCGTCGCTCGCCGAATACACCAAGCGCATCGACCGCGTCACCGGGCTCATCGGTCACGTGCGCCTGGCGAAGCTGGGCAAGGCGCAGATCCAGACGCTCGTGAACCGCCTCGCCGAGACCTACGCCCCCAAGACGGTCCAGACCACCATGGCGACCGTCCGCCAGGCGCTCGCCTGGGGGGTCCCCGACTACCTCGACCGCAACCCCGCCGTCGGGGTGCGGGCGCCGAGGAAGGTCACGGCCCGCGTCGACGACGCCCTCACCGGCCCGGAGACGGCCGCTGTGCTCGCGGCGGCGACCGGTGACCGCTACGAGGCCCTGTACTGGCTGGCGCTCACCTACGGGCTGCGCATCGGTGAACTGCTCGCGCTCGACTGGGGCGACGTGGACCTCGACGCCGCCACGGTCACCGTGGTCCGGTCCAAGACCGCCGCAGGGGAACGGACCCTCCCGCTCACCCCCGGCGCCGTGGCGCAACTGCGGTCGCACCGCAGGCGCTGGCCGGCGATCACCGGGCCCGTGTTCACCGGACCCCAGGGCGGGACGCTCAAGGCCCAGCGGGTACGCGAGTGGTGGTCGCAGCTCCTCAAGAGAGCGGGGGTCGAGCACCGTTGCCGCAACTGCGGGACCGGCACCGAGTGCTCGACATCGACGCGGCGTTTCCACGCGTCGCGCCACACCGCCGCCACCCTGCTGCTGGAGGCCGGCCTGGAGCTGGAGGTCGTATCGAAGATCCTCGGCCACTCGAACATCGGGGTGACGGCGGACATCTACGTGAAGGTCCGGGCCGACCTGATGCGCAAGGGCCTGTCGAAGCTCGGCTAGGGGTTACCGGCACGTAGCGGACGGCGGTTCGCGCTCGGGGCGGCGGTTCTTTGCTGGTCGCTTACATCGGGCACTCCAGGTGGCGGCACCCTTGCGATGTCCTGTCGCCGGCACTATCAGTGATGCCTCGGCGGAACGAGCGGCCCCTGACCGTGGTCGCAGCGAGGGGGTAGACGATGCCCGCACCCGACGACCGGATCGCGGAGCTAGAGGCCGAGAACGCCCGGCTACGTCAGCGTGTCGCCGACCTGGAACGGTTCCGGTCCCTAGTGGTCGACGTCATCGAGCCGCTCGTGTCCGCCGCCGTGCGGGCGGGTCAGTCTCGGCCCTGAGCCTTCTCGCGACTCCGCTGGTAGACCTCGATGATGACCTCGCGCCGGTCGTCGCTGATGGAGGTGTCTCGGCGGATCAGGTCGAGCACGTCCACGTCGGACGGGACATAGCCAGCGTCGATCAGTAGGGCCCCGCGCCCGAGGTTGAGAGCGTCCTCTACGGCGACGACGTCGTCGAGGCTGTCGAGATCGCCGTTCTCGTAGCGGCTGATCGTCTGCTGCGTGGTGTCGAGTCGCTCGGCGAGAAGGTCCTGGTTGCGCAGGCCGGCGCCGAGGCGAGCGTCTCGTAGCGCTCGGCCAAGGGCGCGGCGTAGCCGGCGTGCAGCCTCGGTGGGTTCGCCCACTCACACGCATTATGCGTACTCACAGTGCGAGTAGCAAGAACTACTAGGACACCCTTGACGTGTACTCATACCGTGTGTAGCTTCACTCGTGATGGAAGTGCCCCCCGAGATCATCGAGATCAGGAAGCGCCGGGGCCGCCGCGTGTACGAGGCCCGCCAGGGTCGGATGACACAGGAGGAACTGGCCGCCGCGGCTGGATGCACCCAGCAGACGGTGTCCCGGATCGAAGCCGGCCAGCACGATGTGAGCCTCAAGGTGGGTTTGGCGCTCGCTGAGGCGCTGGGCAAGACCTTTGACGAGCTGTTCTCAACGACCGAGTCGGTGGCCTGATGCGCCCCGGACCGCTCGCCGAGCTGATCGGCGACACCGCTGCGATCTGCCGGGAGACCGACCCGACCGGCTGGACCGACGTCGAGCGCGACGACGTGCTCGCCGCTCTCGGTCCCGCCGCCGTCGAGATCGTCGGTCTGTCGGCCCGCATCCGGGCCGCGCGGGTCAACGGCACACCCGTGCCCCGGCCCGAGCCCAAGCGGGTCGAGCCGACGACCCCGCCCAGCCAGGACCCTCCGCCCGAACCGCCGGCTCCGCCCGCCGAGGGCACCGGGGAGGGACGGTGACCGCCGCCCCCGTCGCCGACCAGCTCGCCTACCGGCCCAAGCAGGCCGCGCAGGTGCTCGGGCTGTCGGTGGCGCAGGTGACCGAGCTGCTCGCCCAGGGGCGCATCGAGTCGTTCAAGCTCGGCGCCGCCCGCCTGATCCGACGCGAGGCCCTGGTCGCGTTCCTCGACGACCTCGAGCGCAGGGCAGCCTCATGATCGTCACGCCGTCCGCCTGGCGTGACGCCCCGACCGGTGCCGGTAACCGCCTCCGGCCCGGTCGGGGCCCCCTCGGGGAGGCGTCGTGAGCATCGTCTACGCCGCCACGGTCAACTCGACCGACACCGATGACGGGCTCGACTCCAGTGAGACCGTCGAGTTCACCAGGCTGGCGCCGGCCGAGCGGTGGATCGACACCCACGCCGACCGGTACCTCGGTGCCAGCATCGACGTGCTCGAGCGTCGCAAGGTGCGTGGCCGCCCGGTCGACACGCTCACGGCTCAGCGGATCTACCAGCTCACAGATGCCCGCACCGGCTTCGTCCTCGACGAGGTCGTGGAGGTGGCGTCGTGACCCCGGTCCCTGTTGTTCGACCCGCCAGGGGGCGCCGACTCAGCAGCGGCGTTGGCGGGTCGTGCCCGGTGTTCCCGGTCCCCCAGTGCCGTAGCGAACCCGGGTCGACGGTGGAGGACCCTCGGACCCTGGGGGTCCTCCACCGCATCCCCACCGGCCTGCTGGTCGCGTTGTTGATGGCGGCGCTGGCCGTGTTGTTGCTGTTGGCGATGCGGTTCGACCCGATGGTCGACCGGCCCGTCACCACCGAGGAGGACCGGTGATGGCCCTTGCCCGCAGCGACGTCGCCCTGGTCACCCACTGGTTGGCCAACGGCGTCCCCGCCGACCGCGGCACCCGGGACTTCATCTGCGACGTGCTCTTGCCCCGGCTGTGGGCGGACCGTCAGACGTGGGTCGACGTCGCCACCGAAGCCGTCGATCGGTTGTGTCAGGAAGCCCCGCACGCCGGGCCGGGTGGTTCGACCGCCTTGGCCGCTCGGTCTGGCGTGCAGGACGGCCTGGCAGACCGAGGCGCACAGCGTCCCGCTGTTCCCAACTCCAGCGGCGTACAGGCCGTCCGACATCCCGAAAACGACACCGCCCGGGCGACCCCTTCCACAGAGCGCCCGGGCGAACCGACCCCAGGAGTATAGATGGACCCCGATCGGCTCGACCAGGACCACATCGACAAGGCGGCCGACTTCGCCGCCGAGCACCTCGCCACCGACGGCGTCGCCCGCATCCGTCTCGCCCCCGGGGACATGACCGAGTACCGGTTCGTGATCGCCCGGCCCGGGATCGAGTGGGCCTACGGCGAGCCCCGCGAGGGCCGCTACTACTGGGTGACGCTCTGCGCCGACTTCGGTGGCGGCTACGAGTGGCACGGCGGAGGAGTCGACGGCGGGTACGCCACCGAGAAGTGGACGAACCGATCGAGCGGCGATGCCACCCGCCGCCACACGGGTGAGGTCGTCGCCCGGTTCCTGACCGCCGTCGCTGAGGCCATGCGGCACCTCGCGATCGAGACGGCCGAGTGATCAGCGACCCGATCCCCGTCGAGGACGCCACCTCGGTCAGCTTCCTGCCCGGCGGCTCCCTGGTCTGCGCCGACCCGATCCTGGCCGGCTCGACCAACTGCGCCGAGTGGACGTTCCCCACGTGGGATCCCCCGGCTCGGCCACCGCGACAACCGCATCAGCGCCGAGGTCATCAAGAACCTCTACCGCGCCGGCTACGCCCTGGTGAAGGTGCTGCCCGACCACGCCGAGGTCACGGTCTACCCGCAGGACGGCGAGTGATGGCCGACGCCGAATGGGCGGACCTCTGCTGTCCGCTGCCCGTCATCCGCTTCACCTGGTCCGACGACGGCGAACGTGGCCCGGCCGCCGTGCACCACTGCGGGTCGAACCTCCATGTGGAGCACACCCGCTACAACACCCTCCTCGCCGGCGGTGAGATGGAGATCTCTGCCGCCTGGCGCGTGATCTGCGAGGGCGGACACACCCTGCTGGTGCCCGACGACCAGGGCAACGACGACGTCGAGGACCTGACGTTCGACGTGGCTCTGGTCCAGGAGGCGCTGGTCGGCGTCGGGGTCGTGGCGCAAGGGCCCGGCGGCATCAACTTCCGGGAGTCGCCGTCCCCGTCGAGGTCGGGGTTCCACGACGGGGTGGCGTGCGAATGACCCTGATCGCTTTCCCCTTCGGCGACGGCTGCCCCGACGGTGGACGTCTCGTCGACTCCGACGTGGTCAACGGTCACGGCGTCGTCTGGTGCGCCACCTGCGGCCGCTACGCCTGCGCCGAACCCACCACCACCGACGGGTCGGTGTGGCAGGTCGAACGCCACCGCCGCAAGCCCCTCACCGTGACCACCGTCGCCCCCTCGACCGACCCGCTGCCGCACCACGTGCGCCTCCCCCGGGCCGACGGGCGGTTGACCCGCGACGAACTGCGCGAGCTCTCCGCCCAGTGCCTCGGGGTCCTCGCCGCCACCCATCCCCTCGACCACGACGGCGCCCACCCCGTCGACTCGGAGCCGTTCTGAGCATGGACCTCCACCACGACCTCGACGACCAGCTCGCCCAGATCGGCGACGAAGCCGAGTCGTCGTTCATCATCGACGACCTGTCGAAGGCCAACTGGGCCGTCCGCAAGCTCGGGGTCTACGCCGCCCGCCTCGCCGAAGCCGAAGCGTTCGCCCAGCGCGAGCGCGACAACCTCGACGTGTGGCTCGCCGGCGAACGCGAGCGGGCCGAGCAGTCGTCGAGCTTCCTCGCCGGACTGCTGCGCCGCTACCACGAGGACCGCCTCGAGGCAGACCCGAAGGCCAAGACGATCCACCTCCCCGCCGGGGACCTGACGGCCCGCAAGACCCCCGATCGGTGGGAGGTCGACAGCGACGAGGACCTGATCGCCTGGGCGGAGCAGTCCGGGTGGGCCGAGGTCGTTCGTCGGCGTGACCCCGAGGTCGACCGCAACGCCCTGAAGCGCACGTTCCACGTGGCGCCCGGCGGGACGGTCCTGGCGCCGGATGGCGAGGTGGTCCCCGGGGTCTCCGTCGTCGAGGGCGAGGTCTCGTTCAAGGTCAAGCCCAGGGTGGCCGAGCAGTGACCGGGCTCCGAACCCGCAAGCCGACTGGTGAGGTGGCGTGGCCGCTGATCCTCGTCGAGGGCGGGGAGAAGGTCGGCAAGTCGTGCACGGCGTTCGGGTTCTCCACCGACGGACGGGTGGGCCGGACGTTCGTGTTCGAGCTGGGCGAGGCCAAGGCCGACGAGTACGCCCGCCTCGGCCCCTACGAGATCGTTGACCACAACGGCACGTTCTCCGACATCTACGACCAGCTCGAAGCCGCGTGTGCCGAACCCCGCACCGAGGGCCGCCCGAACGTCGTGGTGTTCGACCAGATCACCTCGCTGTGGGAGCTGATCAAGGACTGGACCGAGACCCGGGCCCGCAGCTCCAAGACGGCCCGGAAGATCCTCGCCGAGGACCCCGACGCCGAGATCGACATCTCGATGAACCTGTGGAACGACGCCAAGGCCCGCTGGTACAAGGTCATCAACCTCCTACGCCGCTCCGACGTGATCGGCGTGCTCGTGGCTCGAGCCAGCGAGGTGGCCAAGGTGCAGGGCGGCCGGCCGGTCTCAGGGCAGACCGACTACCGGGTCGAGGCCGAGAAGTCGACGGTGTTCGCCGTGACCGCGCAGGTGCGGATCGGGGCCGATCACCGGGCGACGCTCGTCGCGGTCAACTCGCTCGATGCCCAGGTCCCAGCGAAGGGACTTCTGCTCCCCGAGGATCTGCCGCTCGGGCATCTGGTGTTCGAGGTGCTGGGCTGCACAGCGACGACCGGCCCGCAGCGGATCACCCACGGCGCCGTCGAGATCCCACGGGCCGAGGCGATGCGACGGCTGCTCGGCTACCTGACGCCCAACGTCCCCGATCCCCAGTCAGCGGCACGGGTGATCTGGGACGCCGACCCGAAGTCGGGTGCCGAGGAGTTCGCCCCGGATGATCTCGTGCGGATCCTCGACGCGGCGGGCGAGTACGTCGAGCGCCACGCCCAAGCGACGCAGACGATCGTCGCCGCCATGTCCGCGTTGACCAACGCGGATGACCGGACGGCGGGTCAGGCCCAAGCGTGGATGTTGCAGCGTGGGTTCCCCGAGGACCCGCACCAGCTCGACCAGGACCAGGCCGCTCAGCTCCTCGCCCATCTGGCGACGCTCACGGACGCCGCGTGATGAACACCTCGACCGAGTTCTACGAGGAGTTCAAGCGGCTCGGTGTCCTGCTCGAAGCCGGGCTCGATGCGCTCAAGCGCCACGTCGTGGCGTACGCCGACGCTGAGGCTGCGTACCGCAAGGCCAAGGCCGAGGCGTGGCTGATCGCTCCCCGGTTCACCGAGGAGATCAAGGTCACCGCCGGCGAGCGCGAGGCGTGGGTCGAGGGCCAGACGTCCAAGGTCCGCCACGCCCGCGACATCGCTGACGGGATGAAGCAGGCGGCGCTCGAGGCGGTCCGTTCGCGGCGGGCGCAGATCAGTGCGCTGCAAACGCTGCTGAACGCCCACCAGGAGGAGGCGAAGTTCGCACGGATGGGACCGTCGTGACGCTCACGCCGTTCCAGACCACGGTCCTGCTCGCCCTGGTGCGCATCGGTCGACCGGCGACGGTCCGGGAGGTCGTGGTCGAGGCGGGCATCCACTCGCTGGGCGATGTGAACCGGACCCTCACGGAGCTGTGGCGGCTCGGGGTGGTTGCTGACGACGGCGGGTTTGTCCGACCGCTCGATCTGGGCGCCTGGTCGCTGGTCGAGGTGGCGTCGTGACCGCCCAGTTGCCTCTCCCTGGCCCGCAGAAGGTGATGTGCCCGTGCGGATGCGGGACCTTCGGTACACCCCGCAAGAAGGCTTGGGGCGACGGTCTGCGCCACGTCCGTGGCTGCGGTCCGTGCAACCGCTGCGCCGGGTCGAGGCACTCGAAGAACGCGTCGCGTCGCGAGCGCCGGATCGCCGCCGATCTGGGCGGTGCCCGTGAGGTGATGTCCGGTGCCCTGTCGGGTGCGGACGTGAAGGCCGGGGGCTGGTCGTTCGAGGAGACCTCCAATGAGGCGGTTGTGCGTGGGTTCCGCCGTTGGTGGACGTCGAAGACGGTGCGCTCGAAGACGGCCCGCCTGTTGGCCCGCCACGGCGAGGCGCACGCCCTGATCCTCTCGTGGGACGGCCGCCCTCAGTGCGTGGTCGTCCCTTACGCCGATTTCGTCGGCCAGTTCGATGAAGGGAAGACAGCGTGAGCGACACCCACCCCCGCTACATCGTGGCCCCGGACCGGTTGGCCGAGCCGCCGGCCTACGCCGTGGTCGACACGCAGGGCGACAACGGCGACAACCCCCAGATCCTGTGCGCCACCACCGACGCCTTTGCCTCCCGGATCGCTGCCGCCCTGAACGACTGGGGCAAGTGCGACCGACTGCACCACGAGCTGCACCGGATGGGGGTGGCGAGGGAGGAACTGCGTCAGCGCACGGCTGACGAGATGGCGTCGCTTCGTTCGGAGCTGCACGCCGCTCTGACCCGGCTGGCCGACATTGACCCCGCACCCAAGGGTGAGGCCCCGAAGGCGGTCGACCGGTGAGGACGTTCGCACCGTACGCGGTGGCGATCGGGGCTCTGTTGGTGTCGCCGTCGATCGATGGCTGGGCGTTCCTCGCCGCCATGGTCGTGTTCGCGGTCGCGGTGTGCGTCGCTCTCGTCGACGCTGCGGTCGCTGATCGGGTCGGCCCACGGGGAGACCAGCGATGAGCTATGCCCGCTTCGGAGCGAACGGCTCCAACGTCTACGTCTTCCAGAACACCGACCTGATGATCGAGTGCTGTGGCTGCGCCCTGCGTGCCGGTCGGGAACGGATCGAGTTCGCCACCGTCGACGAGATGGTCGAGCACCTCCGCTACCACGAGGCCGCCGGCCACTGCGTCCCGGGCGAGACCTACGAGGCCATGTTGGCCGACCGGGCGATCGGCGAGCTGCGATGAGCCGGTTCGCTGAGAACACGACGGTCCCGGCCGACAAGTCGAGGGCCGAGATCGAGCGGACGTTGCAGCGCTACGGCGCAGACCAGTTCGCCTACGGCTGGGAGACCAACCGGGCGATGATCCAGTTCCGGGTGGACGACCGGCTGGTGCGCTTCGTGCTGCCCCTCCCGGACCGGGCCGACCCGCTGTTCACCCGCACACCGACCAAGGGCGACGTGCGTTCCCCGGAGGCGGCTGAGCGGGCGTGGGAGCAGGCGACCCGCCAGAAGTGGCGGGCGCTGCTGCTGATGGTCAAGGCGATGCTCGAAGCGGTCGAGTCCGGGATCGTCGCCTTCGAGGACGTGTTCCTCGCCCAGACGGTCCTGCCCGACAACTCGACGGTCGCCGACTTCATGCACCCCCAGATCGAGGTCGCCGCACGGACCGGGCAGATGCCCCACGCCATGCCCGCGTTGGAGGCCGGGTCATGAACACCACTGCTCGGAGCTGTCGGGCAAACACGTCGGGTCACGTGCTCTACCGATGGACGGACGGCGGGGGCAACGAGTGGGCGTGCGCTGCCTATGACCACGGGCCGTTCTGTCGCCTGTGCTCGTTGGTTGATCCGTCAATGGCTGCACAGCTCGCTGACGTCGAGGTCGGAGCAGCTGAGGTGTGGACTGAGGCAGACGGTGCTCTGACGTTCACGAAGGCAGAGTCATGACCCCCGGTCTTGCTCGTGTCATGGAGTCTGCCCGTGGGGCGGTAGCGCTCGGACAGGCAGTCCCCGCCGACCACGCACGGGTCCTACTCGACGCCCTCCCTTCTGGTCCGGCTCATCCGCCGCACCTGCTGTTCGCCCTGTGGACGGACAACGAGACCGGCGAGCTGGTCCTGACCAACCAGCGGGGCGAGGTGTTCCACCTGCCCGCCGTCGAGTCCCCGCATCTGGCGGTCATGTTGGCCGACCACTGCGACGACAACGACGAGCGTTGGCACGTCCGGTCCGAGTGGGCCGACCTCGAAGACGACGACGAGGAGGGCGAGCTGTGATCCCGGTCTCGTTGGGTCTCGCTGTCGGTGTGGTCCTGGGTCTGCTGGTCGGGGCGAAGGCCCGTCGGACCTTGCGTCAGGAACGCAACGAGGCGGCGGCGCTGGTGGTGATGTTCAACAGCTCGGCGGTGTCCGATGACCGTGCCGAGGTCGGGCCGATCACCCCCGCCCGCGGGACCGTGGTCGGTGACGACCTCGACCCCGAACCGTTCATGGCCGACAGCGGCTACCGGGCGCCGATCTTCCGTCGCCCTGCGGGTTCTGGTCTGCACGTTTCGCGTGGCTGGCACGCCGACCCGTTCGCCCCGGGGTGCGGATGTGTTCTCGCTCACTGCGGGCTGGTCATCCCCCAGTCGGGATGCGCCCAGCACGACAACGGCAAGACGTTCCGCCTAGCCCACCGGGTTGAGGACTGTCCGGTCTACGCCGACCCGGTCGAGGACGACTCCTCTGATGGGCCCCGTACGGTCCCCGGAAAGGTCACGGACTGATGCGGGTCATCGTGTGCGGCTCCCGCACCTTCACCAACAAGCGGCTTCCGCACGCCCTGCTCGACGGCCTCCACGTCAGCACGCCAGATCGGCTCACTCTCATCGAGGGCGGGGCCAGAGGCGCCGATGAGATCGCCGCCCGCTGGGCCGCCACCACCCCGACCGTCGAACACCTGACCTTCTTCGCCGGGTGGGACGAGCACGGCAAGGCCGCGGGTCCGATCCGCAACCAGCAGATGCTCGACGAAGGGCGACCCGACCTCGTCATCGCCTTTGTCGACAAGCCCCTCGCCCAGTCGAAGGGCACCGCCGACATGGTCACCCGTGCCCGCAAGGCCAACGTGCCCACCTGGGTGGTCGAGCTGTGACGGTCCTCGCTGTGATCGCCGTGGCCCTCACCCTCACCGCCGCCGTTCTGGTGGCGGGGTGTGCGTGGCACCGGATCGATCAGCTCACCGTCGACTGCCGGCGGCTCACCCGGACCAACCACCGCCAGGCCCGGACGATCGACCGGCTCGCCCGGCAGCTCGACCCCCACCGGCCCCGGCGCCGGGCGGGCTGCGCACGCAAGGAGAACGCACGTGGCCGATGACCGCACCAAGAAAGACGGGGTGACCTACCCGACCCAGCTGGCCGCCGAAGCCATGGCCTCCCACGACAGCCACTCCTGGTCGACCCTCGCCCCCCGGGACAAGCGGGCGTATCTCGACGCGGCCGTGGCCGTGTGCGAGGCGATCGTGGCCAGCGAAGAGGGCTGGCAGATCGTCCGTGTCGCCGACTCGTGGGCCAGTGACAACGGCGGGCATTGCATCCTCGCCGACGAGGTGTGGCGGCCATGACCGACCCGATGGAACGCCCGATGAACGCCTGGGTACGCCCCGGCCCGAGGGGCCGCTGGCACCAGGCCGAGCAGGACACCCGCACCGACACGGCGGTCCTGTGCTGCTCCGGACAGACCGTGAGAACCACCCGGGCCGAGGTCATGGACTACCGGTGGCGACCGTCGTCGGGCCAGTGCTACCACCCGCCCTGCAATCGGGAGGTCGGGCCATGACCGACCCGGTCCACGACGCCGCCCAAGCACTCCTCGACGCCGTCAGCCCGCCTGGGCAGCCCCACGGTGTTTGCGCCGCCTGCAAGCGGGCGTTCATCGAGAACCATGCGCCGGACTGCGCGTGGGAGGCCCTGCGTGAGGCCCTGGGCACCCGTGTGCGTGTCGTCCGGGCCATCGACCAGGAGGAACCGTGGCCACACTGACGCCCCCGACGGGCTGGCGCTTCGCCTGGCTCGATGAGATCCCCGATGGCGCAGCTTTCCGCTTCCACGCTGAGGACAAGGACCGGGCCGCCGAAGACCGAAAGGCCCAGCGTCCCCACAGCCTGGTGATCATCCCCTTGCCGTGCCCCACGTGCGGCGGGACTGGCCGGGCCACCGACCAGCCGAATGAGGACCTCCTTGATGCCGAGCGCATCGAAGGCACAGTCCTCGACGCAGTGCACAAGGTCGACGGGACGTGCGAGCTGGTCATCGAAGTCCCTGAGGCCGAGTATGGCGATCACCTCGGCATGCCCGTAGCCGTGCTGCCCATGGTGGCGGCCGACCAGCCGACGGAGGTGGCCGGCGATGGCTGACCGCACGCTGGACAAGCGGCTCGCCGAGCTGGCCGAGCTGCCCGAGGACTGGAACGGCTACGGCGCCAAGCGCATCACCCCTGAGGCCATCGACACGGCCGAGCGGCTGATCTTCACACCGATGTCGCAGGGCGGATTGCAGATCGAGCTGCACGTCAAGGGTGCCAGCGTCGAGGTTGAGGTTGGCGCCGACGGTCGCATCCTCTGCTGCGACTTCGACGTGCGGGGAGGTGGCCGGCGATGAGTGACCCCGTGACCAAACGCGAGCGGCGAGCGATGGACCTCAGCCCCGGAGGATGGGGCCAGGTCGGCGCCGCCACCATGACCCGCTACTCCAAACCGGCCCGCAGCTCGAGCCGCCGCCGCTGCCCGTGGTGCCACCGTCGGGCGACGCACGTGGGCATGGCCAACGGCGTGGCCCTGACGTCCGGGTGCGAGTGGCACGTGGCCGTCTGGGTGCGTGTCGGTTGGGTGGCCGGCGATGAGTGACCGCACCGACAGCCGAGCCATCTCCCGGGCGTCGAACGACCTGAACAACGACGTGCAGCTCATGGCGGCCCGCTTCGACCAGGCGCTCGACCTGCTGGAGCAGTGGATGCTCACGTACCTCGACGACCAGTTCTTGGTGATCAGCACCCGGTCGTTGCTGACCCGTGGTGGGCGGGAGGTGGCCGATGGCCAGCCCTGAGCCGAGCCGCACAGCGATCGCCGTCAGTCTCTTCGATGGAGCCGAGAGCCCCGAGGCACTGAACGCAGAGATGGCGGAATACGTGTCGGACCTCATCGTCAAGCAACTGGGACTCACCATGCACCTCGCTCCCCAGAGCCGCGATGAGGACGGCGAGGTCTGGTGCTGCTCATGCCACAGCCGCGACGGCCTCGCACTCGTTGCGCCCGGCTGGGGCGGCGTCTACGCCTGCCGCGACTGCCACCCCCGAGCAGCGAGGCCCACACGATGACCTGCACGGCCGCGGACTGCACCCGACCCCCGCGCACCCATGGGCTGTGCGCGGCGCACCGCTGGCGGCAACGGACATGGGGTGACGCGATGGCCGAACGCCCCCTGCGGCCAGGTAACCCGCCCGGCCTCGACCCCACGCCAGCGCTCGCCCATGTCAGAGACGAGTCGTCAGCGACGATCGCCCGCATCTTCGCAGTCAGCTCAACGACAGTCCGATGCTGGCGCACGGGCCGACGACTCGTCTCCCGGAGCCTCGCCGATCGCATGGCCATCACGCTCGGGCTCCACCCGTCGAACCTGTGGCCAGAGGAGTGGTGATGACCACCTCGGTCCGCCGCTGTGTGCTCTACGCCCGGCTCAGCGTCACCAAGGAAGAGTCCGTCTCGATCGACCGTCAGCTCGACGCCTGCCGACGCTACGCCGAGAGCCGCGGTTGGGAGATCATCGGCAAGTTCGTCGACGATGGCGTGTCCGCGACCGCCAACCGGCCGGAGGACCGCCGCGGCTGGGCGGCCCTCCTCGCCACGAGCGGGTTCGACGCCGTGGTCATCTGGAAGGTGGATCGGCTCGCTCGGCGGGTGCTCGATTTCCTGCACGTCGACGAGGTGTTGCAGGCCCGGGGTGCTGGGCTGGTCGCGGTCGAGGACCCGATCGACATGACAACCCCGATGGGCCGGGCCTTCGCAACGATCCTCGCCGTGTTCGGGGAGATGGAAGCCGCGGCGATCTCGGCCCGCATCCGTGCGGCCCGGGCGCACCTGCTCAAAGAGGGCCGCTGGGTGGGCGGCGGGATCCCCTACGGCTACCAGTCGGCCCCCAACCCCGACGGCCCCGGCCACATCCTGGTCAAAGACCCGAAGCGCGCGCCGTGGCTCACGGAAGCGGTTGGGATGGCCATGGCCGGTTCCACGGTCAACGGGATCACCCGCTGGCTAGACGCCCAAGGGGCGCCGCTTCCTGCGGGCCCGAACGCGCGGCGGAGGTCAGGCAGCGTGACCTGGAACCGACAGACCGTCGACGGGCTCCTGCGCAACCCGATCCTCGCTGGCATGACACCCCGCAACCCTGGGCGGAAGCGAAGCGCCAAACGAGCTGACCCATCAGCGGTCGTTCGCGACGAGGCCGGCAACCCGGTGATCGACGAGTCGCTGGCGATCCTCACCAGTGACGAGTTCGCTGCGTTGCAGCACATCCTCGATTCCCGTGCCACTCCTCAGGCCCGGAAGCGAAGCGAAAGGGAGAAGACGAGCCCGTTGCTCTCTCGCGTCGCCCGCTGTGACGACTGCGCCGTGTACATGTGTCGTGGGACGAACCAGAAGCGCCCTGTCCTCTACTGCCCTCGCTGCAGACAGACCATCGGTCGCGAACGCCTCGACGCGTACCTGATCCGGCGGCTCCTGCGCGAGCGCGGAGGCCAACCACTAGGGGCGACCACGGTCCGCGACCACTGGCGTGTCGCCGGCACCGACGACCTCGCTCGCCGAGAGGTGCTCGTCAGTCAGATCGCCAGCCTCCGCATCCGCCGCGGTTTGGTCGGCCGGGCCTTCGACAAGACCCGGGTCCTGCTCACCTGGGCCCCGTTCTCATCAGCCGAGGAGGCAGCGTGAGCGCCACCCAGCCGGTACCCGGCCCCACCTCCCGGTGCCAGCGACATCGAGCACGAACCGATGACCGACGCCGAGCAGACCGCCATCTACGGGACGGTCATCACCGAGGGAGAGCCCGATGCCTGCTGACCCGCTCGTCGCCTACTGCGTGATCACCCTCGTCGGCCTGCTGCTCACCGCCGCGATCGCCTACGACCGGCCCGCCCGCCCCACACCCCGCATCGTCGGCCGACCACGGACCACCTGGTCAGGCAGGTCGAGCAGCATCGACACGACACCCCGGCCCGCGTGGCTCGACCGCCCCGACGACACCGTGACCTGGACCTACCGGGCAGGACAGGGAGACCCGCGACGAATGCGACGCCTCCGCACATACAACGCGTTCGCCGGGACCACCTTCGGTGACCCCCCGCCGGCCGTGTTCGCCCGCCAAGCCCGACCGACCCTCACCGGCTCGGTCGCCGCAGCGTGGGACCAGTGGCACCACCGCACCACCTGGCACGCCACCACCCCCGTCGTCCTACCCCCCGTCGACCCCGACCCCATCGAGGTGGCCGCGTGACCAAGCACCTCAACGACCGCGACCGGTCACGCCACTGCGACGTGTGCGTCTGCGACACCCCCCGCTTCACCGGGCCCTGCAACTGCGACCAGAAACGCCACGCCCCCGGCGAATGCCGCGCCTGCCACCGCCCCTACGGGCCCACCTTCACCCACATCCGTGACGCCTGGCGGGCCCGGCTCCTCCAGGAGGTGTCGTGATGCCCCAGCGAATCCAGCTCCGTCGCACCAAGGGATGGCGCAAGCCCAAGGACTCCATCATCGTCGCCCGCCCAAGTCGATGGGGCAACTGGTACGTCGTCGGCACCGCCAGCGAGTACCGCCACGGCAAATACGGCCTCGGCGATGACCTCATGGTCTGGACCGTCGACAAGTGGGGCCACCGCGACGGCAACCGCTGGGCCGGGTTCACCGACCGGCTGGAGGCCGTGACCTTCGCCGTCGACCTGTACCGCCGGTCCCTGGAGGCGACCTACGTGGACGTCGACGGGCCGCTCAACCGGGAGTTCTACCTCGGCGAGTTGACCGGGCACGACCTCGCCTGCTGGTGCCCGCTCGACCAGCCTTGCCACGCCGACGTCCTCCTCGACCTCGCCAACCGGGAGGCGCAGTGAACGACGTCGACACGGTCCTCGACGCCCTCCGCACCCACGCCAACGGAGGCACCCCCACACCCCGCCTCGTCGCCGCGTGGGCCGCCGACCTCATCGACCACTACCGCACCGCCACACCCGACGACCAGATCTGCGGGTGCGGTGACGGGCTCTCCGCCCGCCAGAACGCCCGCTGCGCCAACTGCCAACTCACCGACCGGACGAACCTCGAGGTCCACTACGAGGCCATGCGCTCGGTCGCCCGCCGCTACCGGGGCGGGTGGTCGATCGTCGAGGGGGAGTGGTGGCTCGCGTTCGACGTCGACCCCGAACCCATCACCCCCGCTGAGCGTCGCGCTCTCGACGACCTGGGGCCGGCATGACCATCGGCTCCAGCACCCAGCAGTACGGCTCCAGCGTCCTACGCACCCAGGGACGCGGCCACGACGGCATCGAGCCACGTGCCCTCGCTCTGCGGTTCATGGCCCACGACGGACACCTCGGTGCCTCCGACCACGACGACGTCCTCTCCGACGCCATGTACGGCATCGCCCGGGCCATCGCGACCTGGGAGCCCCGGGAGGACGGCGTAGCGCTGACCACCTGGTGCTGGTGGACCATGCGCTCGACCGTCAGCCATGGCCGACGCCACCGCTCCCGCTTCACCCGGGAGGACCCGATCGACTGGGCACTCGCTCCGGGCGAGTGGCACCCGGAACTGATCGACCCCGGTTACAAGCGGGTCGAGGACCGGGTCACCCTCCAGCGTTGGGCCGACATGGCACACCTGACCGACGCCCAGGCCGACGTGCTCGGGTGGCTTGCTGTATACGGCGGCCAGCATGGCACCGCTCCCGGCGGGCACAGCGTCCCCAACCCCACCCGAGGCCGCGGGTCTCTCGGGGTGTCGGCTATCGCCCGGCTGCGGCGCGTTGCCGTCACCGGGAAGCCGTTCGTCCGTTGGGGCTCCACCGCGGAGACCGCCGGGGTGCCTCGCCCCGATGATCGTCCCGAGGCCGTCCGCAGGGTCGTGGACCCATGAGCGTCGCCGCGGGACTCATCGACTGGGCCGAGCAGGGCCCGCAGGCCGACCTGTTGCGCATGGCCCTCATCCTGGCCGTCCCGTTGTGGATCGACCGGCACATCGACACGGGCTACGACGACGAGACCCTGATCGCCCACGCCCAGTTCATATGGAACGTCAAGGCCGCTCGTCAGCACGAAGCCCTCCTCTACAAGGTCAAGGCGCACAAGAGCGGCGGGGAGCGGATCCCGGGTACCGCCGAGGTCTTCAACTGGTTCGCTGAGGCCGTCGCCTGCTGCGCCATCGTCACCGCTGGCGGCATCGACGTCCTCGGCCTCCACTTCTGCCCCGGCGACTGCGAACGCTGCACCAGGGGGCCGGCATGACCCAGCTCTCCCTCGCCCTCCCGCTCCCCGACGCCCACACGCTCCCCAAAGGCCACCGATGAGCACCGCCACCTACCTCGTCGGCGACGTCCGGGAGCGGATGGCGCGGCTACCTGATCGGTCGGTCGACCTCGTCGTCACCTCGCCGCCGTTCCTCGCGCTTCGCTCCTACCTGCCTGTCGACCACCCCGACAAGGCCAAGGAGATCGGCTCCGAACCCACCCCCGCCGAGTTCCTTCAGACCCTCCTCGAGCTGACCGCCGAGTGGGGACGGCTCCTCGCCCCGCACGGGTCGATCGCTGTCGAGCTGGGCGACACGTACGCCGGGAGCGGGGGAGCGGGCGGGGACTACAACCCCGACGGGCTCAGGGACGGCCAACCGTCGTTCGGTGGCTCAGCGAAGGCGCGGCGCACCAGCGGCGACTACCCGATCAGGGACGACATGCCCCGCCCCAGCCGGCATCAGCGCGATCAGTCGGGGTGGCCAATGGAGAAGTCGCTGTGCGGGATACCCACCCTCTACGCCTGGTCGCTCGCCTACGGCCGCAACCTCCTCACCGGCGAACCCTCACCGGCGGGGATGTGGCGCATCCGCAACGTCGTCGCCTGGGTCCGCCCCAACCCACCCGTGGGTGCGCTGGCCGACAAGTACCGGCCCGCCACCAGCTACATCACGATCGCCACTCGGGCCCGTGACCGCTGGTTCGACCTCGACGCCGTCCGCCAGCCCCTCGCAGCGAAGACACTCACCGTCGCCGACGGCACCCCGCCGAGCGCCAAGAACAACGGCTCACCGTCCGGCCACCACCGACAGGACCGGCTCAACAATCTCTCAGGCGCCCCGCCGCTCGACTGGTGGGAGATCACCCCCGGCGGCTACTCCGGCGCCCACTACGCCGTCTTCCCGGCCGAGCTACCGAAGCGGCTCATCGACTCCATGTGCCCCCGCAAGGTCTGCACCACCTGCGGGCAGCCCTCGAGGCGCATTGTGAAGGCCGAGACGGAGCAGCAGGGCCGGTGGACCGCAGCGCGTGTGCGCCCCGAGCCCTACACGGCCGGTAACGGCTCGGCCACCGGCCAGCCGTCGTACCGCACGACTCACACAACCCTCGGCTGGACCGACTGCGGCCACAACACCTGGCGCCCCGGGCTCGTGCTCGACCCCTTCGCCGGCAGCGGCACCACCCTGGCTGTCGCCTCCGGGATGGGCCGCGACTCCATCGGCATCGACCTCGACAGCAGGAACGCCGACCTCGCCCGCAACCGGGTCGGCATGTTCCTCGCCGTCGACGACCCAACGGTGGTCGTGTCGTGAGCCACTACCGGCCCGAGACCATCACCAACCACCACGGGACGGCGACGTGAGGTTCGTCCCCACCGACGCCCGGCACCCGCTCGACGACAAGGAGATGTTCTAGTGACCTCGGGTCGGCTGGCTGCCCGCAAGACCATCTACAAGGGCATCGAGATGCGTTCCCGCCTCGAAGCCGGCTACGCGATGTGGCTCGACCAGCGGCGCTGGGACTGGTCCTACGAGCCCCGTGCCCTCGCCAACGAGGACGGCCTTTACCTGCCCGACTTCCTCATCGAAGGCGTCCGCGACCTGACCTCCGGCCGCACCGGCACCGCGTACGTGGACGTCAAGCCGCACTACGAGACCGACACGACCGCGCTGCTGCGCCGCATGGAGGCCATCTGGGACAGCGACCCCGACGGTCACCTCCTCATCCAGGCCCCCGCGCCTGAAGGATCACAGGTTGCCCTGGTCCGTTGCTTGTGGCGCTTCGAGACCGCCCGAGGCGACGGCAGCAACTCCGAGCACCGCGCCGAGGGCTGGACCTGCTGGATGGCCGCCTGCCCCCAGATGCCCGGACCCACGCTCGGGAACCCGCTAGCGATCGAATCGAGCCCCTGGCACGGCGAGTGGTGGAAGGCCGCCACCGACATGGCCCCGACCCAGTGACCTGTCTCCGGGCACCGGCCCCGCGGCTGCGGGGTGAAGGAGCGCCGTGAGCGGGACAGCCGACGAGCCGTCCCGCTCGGCCGCGCTCGCCAACGTCGACCTCGAACGGGCCCTCATCGGCGCCGCGCTCATCGACTCGGCTGCGGCGGGCCTCGTCGCCGCCATGCCCCTCGACGCGTTCTGGGGGCCGGCCAACAACCGTGTCGCGTCGGTGATCGCCGAGCTCGACCGGGACGGCCAGGCGCCCGACGCCCACCTCGTCCACGACCGGCTGTCGGCGACTGGTCAGCTCGACGCCGTGGGAGGCCTCGAGGGGGTCCTGGCGATCGCGACGGAGGGAGGTGTGCCCGAGTCGGCCGACCGGTACCGGGCCGAGCTGCTCGGCCTGCACCGGCTGCGGGTCGATCTGTCCCGTATCGAAGCGGCCCGCCAAGCGATCCTTGGCCGCAACCACGACCTCGCCGTCGCCTGCCTCGCCACCGTGATCGACGAAGCCCCCGACGACGACACGGTCGCCGATGTCGCCAAGCTCGCCAACGACTACCTCGAGCTGCTCACCGCACGCGAGAGCGGCGACGTAGGCGGACTCGCGACGGGGATGCGTGACCTCGACGAGATCATCGGTGGCGTCCACCCGGGCAACCTGGTGGTGATCGGGGCACGTACCGGGGTCGGCAAGACAGCCGTGCTCTGCCAGCTCGCCACCAACGTGGCCCGTAGCGGCAACCGGGTCCTCGTGGTGTCCCTCGAGATGCCGTGGCCCGAGCTGTTCGACCGGTGGGTCGGCAACCTCGGCTGGATCGACACCCGCCGGCTACGGCGGGGCGAGATGGGCGACGACGGCTGGAACCGGGCCACGACCGGGCTCACGTCGCTCGCCAAGATGGCGATCCGGGTCGCCAAGCCCACCACGATGACCGTCCCGGCCATCCGGGCCGAGGCCCGCCAGCACAGCGCCGACCTGGTGCTCGTCGACTACCTGCAGCTCGTCCACGCCGTCGGCCGGCGCAACACCAACCGGGAGAACGACGTCGGCGAGGTGTCCCGCACGCTCAAGGGCATGGCCCTCGCCCTCGGCGTCCCCGTCGTCGCCGCGGCGCAACTGAACCGCAACCTCGAAGGCCGGTTCACCAAGAAGCCCGAGCTGTCGGACCTGCGGGACTCGGGGCAGATCGAACAGGACGCCGACGTCGTGATCATGCCCTACCGGGCCGCCCAGCACGACGACGAAGCCGACCCCTCCGAGATCGAGCTTCTCGTGCGCAAGAACCGCCACGGCGAGACCGGCGTGGCCTACATGACCTTCCTCGGCCCCACCCAGCACGTGGTCGACCGAGCCACCGAACGTCACCTGAGGAGTGTCTGATGCAACCAGTCGACCGCTTCACGTGGGAACGAGGCCTCAGGAACGACCCCGGTGCCAGAGGGGTCCGCCTGGCCGTGCTGTTGACCCTCGGGACCTACATGGACGCCGACGGCACCAACGCCCGACCGACCCAGAAGGCCCTCGCCGAGGCGTGCGGGCTCAGGGAACGGGCCGTGCGCAGCCACCTGACGTGGGCCGTCGACAACGGGTGGCTCGAGGTCGTCCAGCGCGGCCACCACATCGTCAACACGGGCCGTTCGGTGGCGTCCCTGTACCGGGCCAGCACTCCACAACCGGCACCCACCGACCGGTTGTACGACCCTCCTACTACCGGCACCCAGGAGCCGGTTGTGGAGGACACAACCGGCGTCACCGTGCCGGTTGTGAACCCCCCCGAGGCCCCACAACCGGCACGAAACGTCCCCACAACCGGCACCGGGGTGCCGCCTACCACGAACCAAAAACCCCCTACCTCAAGTACCGCGGTAACTCACGAGGGCCCCGAAGCGGTCGAAGAGGCGGCGAAGGGCAGGATCACCCCCAGCCGCATCCTCACCGAGATGGCCCGCCGGCGGCTCGTCGTCCTCAGACAACAACGGCTACCGACCGCCCCGCCCGAAGGATGCGACCCGCGGCGGGTCGAAGGGTTCCTCCGGGTCGAGGTCGACGCGCTCCGGGCCCAGCACGGGTTCGCCCTCGACGCGCTCATCGCCCGCAACCACCCCGAGCACCCCGCCAAACCACGCCACGCGGATCCCGACTGGTACGTCTGGCGGCTCGACCCCGACCTCGCCCGCCGCGACTGGTCCCTACCCACCGCAGCCGAGACCCGAGCCCGCCACGACGCCGAACGAGCCGCCTGGGCGCTCGACACCCCCGAGAAGGTCGCAGCCAACCGCGCCGGCCGCGAGGCCGCCATGGCCCTGCGCGACGAGCTTCGTGAATCCCGCAGACAACGAGAGCAGGTCCCAGCATGATCAACCAGAAACCGATGCTCTTCGGCGTCCACGCCGAGGGCCGTGGTGACACCGCCCATGGCAGTCAGCACTGGTGCGTCGGACTACCGGACGGACGCGAAGCGCACGTTCTCGTAGACAGCGTCGAGGTGCTCCCCAACGGTGCCCTCCGCTGCGTCGGGGCGTACCGACCAAACCCGACCGCCCCGCCCGACGGGGACGAGCAGACCACGCTGCTGCTGGCCCCCGGCGCCTGGGTCCACGCGTACGCCCACGGCTTCGACGGCGCACCCGTCGCGGTCACCTACCTGCCGGACCCGACGGCACCCCGAAAGGACCAGCCGTGACCGTCACGGTTAACGCAGCGAAGAACCTCTTCGACCAGCTCCGGGCCCTCCACCAGAACAAGGACGCCAACGTCAAGATCCCCACCCGCCTCGTCGACTGGCTCGAGACCCGGATGCTCGCCGCCCTCGAACGAGACCGAACCGGAGCGCTCACGGTCGACGGGTGGCCAGCCTCCACAACCGGAAGCGGCGCGACCGGCCTCCCGACATCCAGCGTCGAAGCTGCTGTCGTCTCGCTCGTCGACCACCGCCAACCGAGGGACTACCACCACGAGCTCACCCTCCGAGCGGCACGAGCCCTCGAAGACGCCGTCATCGCGCTCAACACGTGCCGGTCGGCGCTCAACTCGATCGACGACCTCACCAAGACCCGGGTCGACCCCGAGGAACCGCAGACCTGCGCCCACTGCACCGGCAAGCGGGGCAGCAACGCCGACCGGCCCGTGTACGCCACGAGCACCGTCGCCGACCGCCTCGAGCGATCCCTGGCTCTGTGCTCTGCGTGCTGGCACTTCGTCGAGCAGACCGCACCCGCCGCCTCACGGGCCGGCTACCTCCCGTCCGACGAACAGATCCGGGACCACGAAGACCGCGGTCGCTGGCGCATCCGCGTCGCGTGAAGTCGGAACCCGGAACCACCGATGACGTGCACATCTACAGCCGGTATGTACTATGTGCGCTAAGTGGCAGGGCGTGTCACTGAACGGGGCGGGCTGAGTGCCCCGCCGCCCCTGCCTCGGTCCCCCCGGCATCCCCTGCCCCACCCAGTCCCTGGCCCAACCAGGCAAACCACGCTGCACCACCTGTGAAGCCGCACACCAGCGGCAACGCAACACCACACGCCCCCAGTACCGAGGCGACTGGCCGGCCCAGGCACGGGCAGCCATCGCCACACACCGAGCCCAACACGGCGACGTGTGCCCAGGCTGGAACCGCCAGCCACATCGGATAGACCCTGCCGACTGGACCTGCGACCACGACATCGGTCCGCTGTGCCGGCCGTGCAACGGCAGCAAGGGTGGCAGCGAGGATCGACGGCGAGCCGAGACTCGCCGGACCGGACTCGACCAACAAGCCTGATCCGCCACGCAACGTGCCCCCAACAGGTACCCCCAGGGGTAGGGGGAGGGGGTCCGACGGGCTCCAGGCCACGTCACCCGGAC